TGACATGGTAGGCGTGCGACGGAATTGTGGAGTATTTCTGGTCTGTCCGGCTCGCGATATACATCCGAGAAAGCGATCCGTATTCGAGTGCCGCAAATGGTGGAACAACGCCGACGTTATTGCCAAGACTTCCGCCGAGCCCGCCGGACGAAAGTCGCTTCTGCACGGTAATCACCGTCCAGCTTCCCGTTGTCACGATTGACGCACTGAGCGTCATGAAGTCATTTACCCCGTCGCTCAGGATGGCCGACTGCCCTTTGATCTCAGAAAGTTGAAGCGTTGGGCGAGATGCCAACGTGGATTGCGTCGCATTGATCGTGGTCGGGGTGCGCGCTGACCAAGTTTGCACCGTGTCGCCATCGGCCCCCGACACGTCGCCTGCGACCAGCCATAGCTTGAGCCCGCTGACATCCGCCGGGCTAAACGCCGCCGTCATCGCCCCATTCTGCGCGAAGAAAAGCGGCGTCGGCGCGTAGCAGGTGAGCGCGAGCAGGAGGGAAAGGAGGATGCGGGTCATCTCAGTAAGCTCCAAGGTTGACCGACACACGGTTGGTTCCACCGACCGACACGACGCTCCACGCGAGTTCCGCCCAGCCGTTCGTGGCGCCGGTAATGGTGAGCGTGGTTGAGCCCGTTGCCGTCGCGGCGGAGCTGCCCGCGGCGCGGCCGGGTGAACTGACGAGCACGTTGACGTTGGTGGTCGCTGGAATCAGATGCACCACGCCGCCGTCGTTGTCCGTCAATCCCGACCAGAGCAACTGGAAGTCGTTCGTGACCGTCAGCAGGCTGCGTTGCATCGGCCCTTTGCCCGCGGTGATGGTCACGTTGGTAGTTGAGTAGGTGAGCGTCTCCGTGGCGGGCTGCGTGGCCAGCTTCACCCCGCTCACACTCAACACGCCCGTCGAAGGCGACGACAGCGCGGCGCGGGTGCCGAACTCAATCTGGGCGGCGTCACCAATCGCAATGTCGCCGTCGCGCTGGATGGTGAATTTGGACGTGTGGGATTGAAGGGTTGACCCGGAACTCGTCGCGTCCGGCGTCTGGAATGTAATCGAACCTCCGCTGGTCGAGTTGCCCGTGCCGGCGCCGGGGCGGACGTAGAGTATCTTGCCCGCTTGGTCCGTTCCGCTGGCATTTTCGCCGACGATATAGGCATCCCGAGGAGTCGTGGTGGCGCTGCCGCCGAACGTGAGGCGGTTGAGCGTGGAACCGTCCGTATCGAATTGGGCGAAGGTCCGGTTTTGCGTCGTCTCGCGAAACGTCAGCGCCCGCGTTCCCACGCCGATGGAATTAGTCCCCACGCCGTCGCGCACCAGACGCAACATTCCCGTGCCGCTGGTGCCGCCGTTCACTGTGAGCGAAAGACCGTTTGCGGCCGTGCCCACGGTTGCGGAACCAGTCGCGGTCACCGTCGCGGCTGTCACGCTGTTGGTTGCCGTCAAGTCATCCAAAGTCACGTCAAACGAGCCGTTGTGACCGATGCCGAACGTCACGCCGTCGGAGGAACCGTTGAGCAAGTTGGTGGCGCCTTGGGTGCTTGCCAGCGTGCCGACTGACCGGGTGCCGGTGCCGCCCGGCGCGAAGTAAAGCCCGCTAGTAAAGCGTTGCCCGCTGCCAAGTCCTAGGTCGGGAATGTCCAACACACCAATATTGAATCGCGTCGCGCTGGGATTGTTCACCCACATCGCCGTCGGGTTGGTCCACTTCGTCGGGCGGGCGAGTTGATACGGCGGAACGGATGGGCTGGCCTCGGCCGGGCTTCGCAACTTGGCGTTGTTGATGATGAAGCTGGTTTGAGCGCTGTTGCCATATTCTCCAAACACACCGAAATGCAACGCGCTGTCGGACAATAGGTCGTCGAACGTCAGCGTATTCGGCGAACCGAACCAAACGCCCGTGATGGGCAGGTCGATGACCGTGCGCCCGTTGAACTGGTCCGCGTTGGACGGGAACATGATGCCAAACGGCGTGTAGCGGGCGGCCACGTCCATGATGTCGGTGCCAACCAGCAGCGAACCGATGTATTCCAGCGGCGCCCCGCTCGCCTGCGGATTGTATAAATCCTCGGTGTAGCTGCATTGCAGCGAAAGCCCGGAAATGTAGCTGTCGAAACCGTAGAACGGATTGGATTTTGCAATGTTGGCCAGCGCCATGCCCTGCGACGTGAGATTTTCAACGCGGGTGCAGTAAACGTTTCCAATGCTCACGCCGACGTGGAACCCGTAGAGGGTCATGTCGTAAATGCGGCAATGGTCGCCATCTACCTGAATGGCATTCCACCCCGCTTGCGTGGGGTCAATGAAATCGGTCGTGTAGGCATCGGTGCGCGGATTGTAGAGGTTGGCTGTCGGGCTTATGCTTACCTTCCAGCCGGCAGGAATCAGGCCGTTGGTCGCGGTGCAAAAATAGTCAAACGTCGATGAGAACGTAAGCACACCAGTTGTCTGATTGATGTCGGTGAAGACCATCGTTCCCGCGTTGACGCCCTCGGCGGTGTAAAGAAGTCCAACACCGTAATATGGAAGAATTGCCGGGTTTGCCGGGTCCGCCGGCAAGCCGTTGGTGGCGACGGTGATTGTGGACGAGCTTGACGCCGTAATCGTGTATTCGTTGCGGCGGTTATACCAACGCCGGCCAAGCATGCTGAACGTGTCTGTCTGAGCGCCGCGCAACAGCCGAACCATGTGATTGGTCGCGCCGATTTTGTGCCTCAAAACCGACGTGGCGTTGGTGTTAAACGGGCTCGGACCGCCCACACCGAAGCGGTTCAACTCCTTGATTCCATACATGCGGATTCCGTCAAGTTCGTGGCCGCCGCTGGAAATCCACTCACCTTCGGGAATGAATACAGCCGAGCCGGTGGCGTTCGCATAATCCACCGCGGCCTCAATGGCGGCAGTCGAATCGTAAACCTCGTTGGTCTGGAAACCGTTGTTGCGGGCGCCAAACCAGCGAATGTCGATGGCGGGGCCTTCGAGCAGCCGCTTCCACACGAAGGAGGCGCTGCCGGCCTGAAACACTGTGCCGCTGTTGGTCGCCTCAAACGGCGCGTAATAGAACGTCCCGCCGCCACCGTCGCCGGGCTCGTAATAACCGCGCACTTCGACGGTCGCGTTGGTGGTTACCAGTCCGGTGTTGAGTCCAACGAGGCTGGCGATGTTTTTGGTTGTGTGCGCTGTTGGATACACGCTGACCGTTTCACCGTTGACGCCGCGCAGCCCGAGGGCAAACATGGTGTTGGCGGTCAGATTGTTGCTCCCGTCGCCGCCGTAAAGCGTGGTGCCGTCCAACCGCACGCCGGTCAAAACACCCGTGAGGTTAACGGCGGTGCCGTTGGTGATGTCGAGTTTGTTGGCCGCGCTGTTGGTCGCGATGGCCGCGCTGGACACCCCATTGATCGTGGAGTTGGTGATGTGCTGGTTTACGAAGTAAAGATTGGTAGCACCAACAACCCTGGTGTCCGTCCGATAGAACAGCCCGGGGGTAAGCACGTCCGCGCCAAGGGCGGAAAACGCAGCCAGTAAAAATGGTAGAAGTTTCCTCATGGGATCAGATGATTTCTGCGTAAGTCTTTGCCGGGCCAAGGATTGTCTGCGGGAACCCAGTCTCGTCCGAGTCGATGTAGAGCCTATGGTAGAATCCACTGCTGATGTCGTAGATGAAGAATGCGCCCCTAGAGAGAACAATACCATGACCGTCGTAGCCAACAATCGAGTCAATCCGCGGGCTTGGATACGTTCCCTTCAGGTCGCCACTTGCCGTCCCACTAGGAGGAACCCCGTTAAGCATCGGCTCAATCAGCGCAGCAATGGCTTCTGCATTCGCACGAATGCAGTCCATCGTGACCTTGCACGACCACTTGTCGCGGAATTTAAGCCCCCAGTCCTGGTTCTTGAACGGCCCTGAAGATTGTTCGCTCATTTGTGTGTGTCCCCCAACAGCCCAAACGTCTTGGCGGCCTTGGCCCCAATCATCCCGCTTCCAACCGAAAGCCCCACCAGCCAGCCCCAAGCCCTGTTCAGGAATCCCTCATGCTTGTCCACCAAGTCCAGCTTTGGCTGGACAACCTTCTCAAGGATCGTGTTAGTTCGGACGTTCTCCGCCAGAATCCCGTTGAGACACGATTGCAGTGAGTCCAGCCGCCTCATCGCGGAGTCCAGTGCATCATTCTGGTTCTGTGGAGCCATAATGGTTTGGGTTATCAGGCTTTGTAAACGACAACGGACCCGCCGCTCAGGGCAAGCTGGGTGAAGTGGCCCTCGATCTCAAAGCCGACAGGGAATGCAACCCCGGTGAACGTCCCGTCCAGCTTGTGGCCAACAACCACGCTGAAGGTTGCGGCCGTGATGACCCGAATCTTGCAATAGTTCCCCTTGAGCAAGGTTCCTGTCCCCAGCAGCACAAGGCCCTGAAGCCCGATAGTGGCCTGGTGGGTCACATTTGGAATCCCATCCACAGCCGGGTCCACAGTGGTCCTGTCTACACGGGTTTCAACAACCGCTACTCCGGTTGATCCTAGATTTTCTATGTCGAGTGCCATTGGGTTGAACCTCCGGCAGGAAGCCTCCTACGCTTTATCGTTATAGGCAAGCGGGATTCGCAGGGAGCGACGAGGATTTGGATTGGTTGTCCTTCGCCCACAGGGGTTGGAGGTTCGTGTAGTTGAAGCATCGCTTCTGCTGCTCCGGGTCGGTCAGGTCGAACGAGGCGCAGGGGAGGATGTGGTCTATCTCCCAGCACTGGATTCCCTTCTTCCGGCCGTAATTCTCCCAAGTCATCCCGGGTTTGAATTGGGATTCGAGGTGGAGTTTGAGGTCCTCGATTGAGCAGCCGAGGAGGGCCACTGTGGAGGTGAGCTTCTTGCCGCCGTGGCAACGAACCACATTGCACAGCCTAATTCTAAGAACTCCAGCGATCTTGTGATGCGCCGACTCAGCCCGCATCTTCTTCTGGTATGCGTTGGTTCTTTTCCTGCGACGATCCAGCCACTCAGGATTCTTAATCCGCTCCGCGTATTTCCGCCTACGAATCAACTTGTCGCGCTCCCGCATGAATTCCTTGTGATCCCGAATCGCCTTAATGAGCACCAACATTCCGGCCGCGTAGTAAATGAGTCCGTCTGGTGTCCTGAACTCGTCAGCTCCGATTGCGTCTCCGTCTTCGTCAATCCTTCGCTTGATGTAGTTCCACTGCTTTTTGGACTTCAATGCCAGCCTCAGCTTTTCGTCTCCTCGAACCTTTTCAAGCCACGCCTTATTGTAATCCTTCTTCGCTGATTTACTTTCCAAAATAGACTGAGATTCCACTGGCGCAGCGTTGTTCTGAAACCCATTTGGAGTCAAACAAAAAGCCCCCGGCTTTCGCCGAGGGCTGTCGCTCAGTCTAGCTGAGATTCTTAGGCGTCGTTGCTAGGGTCGTTACCCTTCACGTCCGAATAAGAACCAACCTTGAACTCGCTTTCCGGGGTCTGGAACGCAAAGTTCTCCAGGATCAGCGAAGCTGCTGGGCATGACACATTTGTAGTCCACTTCAGCAAATAGTGCCGGATGGAACGCACGGGATTATCCATCCTACAAAAGTAGTCCCCATTTATGCGCGCAAGGTCCTCAATCCCACCGCTGGACAGATCGCGGTAGCGAGAGTCAATGACGCCCATTTCAATGGTGTCCCATGCCAGAATCCACAACCACCGGCCAGAATTGGACAGCGCAGCGGACTCGCGGGTGTGGGCGTTAACGATGTCGTCGAAGGACTCATGGGAGACGACACGCAGCGTGACGCCGGCCGGGTAATCCAGCTCGAAGTCAGTAAACAGGAAGCCCAGCGGGGTCTTCTCGGCCTTCGGGAACGCCGGGAAGTTCGCTTGGACACGCAGATCGCCGCCGTATTGGCTACGGAGATACTGGTAGAGGCCCTTGACGAACAACTGCCGGAACGCCGAATCCGTGACGATCTCGATGATCTTGCTCTGGAGGCCGTTGGACTTCCGGATACGATACATCGTGTAGATGTAGTCCTGAAGTTCGGGCCAGTTAATCATGTCACCCTGGAGGTCCAGCACGCGACCGCAATCAGCCAACTGCTCATACACACCCTGAGAGTAGGCGCGGCGCTCAACGCAGCGGCCTTCGATTCCCGGGAGGTAGATGTATTCCCCGAACACCTGATCGGAGCCGGAGTTGATCTGCTCCAGATTCGGCCAGAGGGATTCGGTCTGGTTAGCGTCCTTCTTGCCGAACAGGAAGGAGTGGGTGAGCTTGTTCCGGAAGTCGGTGAGGACCTGCCGGTTGTATTCGCCCTCTTCCACGTTGTAGTATTCCCGGTAGAGCGGGTTGTTCTCCAGGAGATACTTGCGGAACTTCTGGGTGTGCTCGTCGTTGCAGATCGACCAGCGGCTGTTCTGGAGCCAGATGAGGTAATCGCTGGTGGTGTTGAGGCGCGGCAGGTTGTTGCAGCGGGACTCGTAGGGCGAGCTGTTGTTGGCCAGCGTGATGGCGACGCCTGCGGTGGGGAACTCCAGCTTGCCGGACGCGAGGGCCGAACCGGTATTGCGGGACTTCACATACACGCGGACGTAATCGCCCTGAATCTTCGAGTATACGACGCGCCAGTTGGTGCGGGTAGCGAGGCCGGCGGTGGACTTGCCGGAGATCATGATTTCGTCACCCACGGCGAACCAGGCGACATCCGAGGGGATGGAGGTCTGGGACTGGAGGTCGAAGAACGCATCGGCGGTGGTGCCATTGACGCTCACGGAGCCGTTGGTGGCGGTCTTCACGGACCAGAACAGGTTGTTGATGATGCCCTTGCGGCGGACGCGCAGGAACGGTTCAACCTCGGTGATGCCGGAGTTGAGGCGCTTGTTCGCCTTCACTGCGGTCTGGTAGGACTCGACGTTGGCGATGATGAAGTTGTAGAGAGCATTCTCTTCAACCTGACACGCCTTGCCCATCATGTCGGCTTCTAGCAGGGTGCCGATGCCACGGAAGCGGCCACCGCCGTCCGTGAAGATGGAGTCCAGTTGGGTATCCGAAACGGGGGCGACGTTGCACAGCGTCAGGCCACCGCACGAATCGTAATCGGTCCGCAGCAGCGGAGAGCACTTCTCGAAATAATCAGCCATAGTAGGTCCTTGTTACAGGACCCACTTTTCACCAGCCGAACTTCTTTGCGAAGCCGCCCTTGCCTTTTAGCGCCTCGGACTCCCCAGCGGACGGGGCTGGTGGGGGTGCGCCTGAGCCACCCACCCGGACGGAACGCTGCTCGTAGGGCTGCTGGGGCGGCTTACCCTCCTGTTTTGGGGTGGTGGATCGGGAAGCATTTGGTGCCGTATTCTGGACATACCCACGGCGCTTGGCCAGTGCATCGGCCCGTTTTACCTCGGCGGCGTAGGTTTCCTTGGCCTCATAAGCCATCCGTTTGTTGACAAACTCGACGACTTCGTTCTCACCGATATACCAGTGGCGGGCACGCTGGCGGTCGTCCATCTTGGAATAGGCGGAGATGGTGGCGAACCGCTTGCCGTCGCGCACTTGGTCGTCGGCATCCATGGAGGAAATCTGCTCCTCAAGGCTGCTGACCAGCTCGCCAACAGCTTGGAACACTGGGTTGGAGGCATCGGCTGGATGGCCGGAGTAGAGCAGAGATGCGCCTTGAGCCAGCGGGAACCAGCGATTTGCGGACTCCGTGAGAATCTCCGCGGCAATGGGGTCTTCCTCGGCCAACTTGCTCAGGTCCTTGAGCTTGGCGAATTCAGGGTCGATGGCGGCGGCGGCATTGCGACCAATTTCCACCAATGTCTTCTCGATCTTCGGGGCTGCGGATGCCTTGGCGGTGTCCTCCTGCTGCTTGCGCCGGACGGGCTCAAGCTCCTTACGGACACGCTCCTCGACGGATTTCTCGGCCTGCTCGCGGATAAGGGCTTCCTTGGCTTCCTCGAAATCCTCCTCGTCCACCTGCGGCTCGTTCTTCTCGTAGAAACGGGAATGGGAATCGTCATCCGGCTCGAACTCGCTGTCCGGGTTGCGCTTCTCCCACTCGGCTTGGTAGGCGCGTTCCTTCTCCTTGAAGTCCAGGAATGCCTTGGACGCCTCCTTGTAGTTGGGATTGATCTCCTCCAGCTTCTTGAGCCGGGCGACCATCTTCTCGTCGGACTTGCTGAGCTGGGGCTTGGCGGCCTCGGGCTTCTCCGGGGCTGCCTTCTCGGATTGCTTTCGGATGGCCTCTACAAGGGGCTTCTGGGCCTCAGCAAGGGCATCCACCAAATCTTCCTTCGTCTCCTTCTTGGCCTTGCGCTTGACCACCTTCTCTTCCTCGGGTGGCTGTTCCTTCTTCTCAGCCTTGGGCGCCTCGGCTTTCTTTTCAGCCTTGGGCTCGACGGGCTTATCGTCTTCCTTCTTCTCCTCGGGGGCGTTGTTCATCCGGCTGAACAGGGACCGTGCTGCGTTCACGGCTTTCCCGGCGGCCTCCTCGCGTGTCTCCCGGACCTTTGGTTTTTCCTCGGCGGGCGGGGTAGTGGCGATCTTTGATTCGGCTGCGGCTTCGATAGGATCAGGCATACGGCAATTCCAGCGTTACATGGCTCATGGGCGCGTCTGCTTGGCCCATTTCGTTGAGGACATCTAGGGCTATCTGATAGCGAGTTGCAAGGCTCAATTTACTTTGGGCGCTCTGGGGAACCTCACCGGAAACGAGCTTCGTGGACCATCTCATGGACTCGTTTACGAACTCAGCTTCCAGCTCTGCTATCCTGCCCGCGAGGACTGCCCGGAACTTGAAGGCTGCGTCCTCCGCCAACCACATCTGGATGGGGTCGGTTGAGGACCTTGTAAGCTCCCGCTTCTTGACGGTTATCATTGCATCGGGGCTTGCCCGGTAATCGTCTGGTCAATCCCCTTAAGCACCCCGGCAATCTGGTCAATCTGCCCCTGCTGGGAAGCTGTGACGCCGGCAACCTGCGTGATGGCTTGCTGGTTGGCTTGCTGGTCCACCTGCATCTGCTGGGCAATCTGGGCAAGGGCCTGCTGGGTGGGCTGGACTTGCTGCATGATGCCCATGAGGGCCTGTTCAAGCTGGGCCTGCTTCTCAGCCAGCGGGACAGCCACAGCTTCCTGAATCTGCTGGCCAGCCTGTTGGAGGGCCTGACCCACCACCTGCTGGCTGACCTCGGCGGCGATCTGCTGCATTGCCTGCATAGCGGCTTGCTGCTGTTGGGCTTGGGCTTCCTGGGCCTGCTGCTGGTTCTCGGCGGCGTTCGGGTCCTTGAAGTTGCTCGGGAGGCGGAAGTCCACCGGGAGCTGGAACCATTGGGTGATGTCGTTGAACCGGTCGAACAGGAACTTCACGCCGACGGTCTGGACGATGGCTTGGTTGCTCAGCATCCGGTCGAAGAAGGTTGTCATCAGCTCAGCCACCTTTGGCTCGTTGATGCGGCCGGACGGGTCCTTAAACATGCCGATGCCTTCAAGGATGAGGGCGGACTTGGGACCGCGGACACCAACCGAGTGGGTTCCGTCCTCTTCCAGCTCAAAGCCCATCTCCTTGAGAATCTTCGCCCCATCTTCAGTGAGGTCGGCTACTTCTGCCAGCACCTCGTCGGAATCGTAGGCCAGCATCGCCTCGTATAGCATCTTCGCCCGGGCTGCCATCGCCTCGTCGATATAGGAGCCGGTGAGCTGGAGGCGTTGGGAGGTGTTGTTGGAGATCGTGATGACCTCCGTGGCGGACTGTTGATGGGAAGCTGAGGCTCCGATTTCCTGCGGGGAAAACCCGAGCGCCCGTTCCACCATCGACAGCAGGGCTGTCACGGCGTTCAGGACTTCCTGGGTTGACTGGGGCTGGAGCGGAAGGGGAGTGAGGGCCTCACCGACCCCGCCCTTGCCCATGTTGCGAAGCTCCCGGGCGTCGTAGGGGACGAACTGGATGCCACGCAGGGCGTTCTCCGCGTCGTTGCGGATGGTGTCGATGGTGTCCTTGGAGAGGATGTCCTGATCGTAGGCGACGATGCGGGTCAGGTTCTTCTTCACCGACAGCAGGTATTGGGACAACAGGTTGCCCATGTGGTCCTGATACGGAAGCAGCTCAAGGCCGATGCCGGTGACCCGGCCCCGGTTCCCGTCAGCGTCGTATTGGTAGACGTTGGCCGGGCAATATGGGAACGGCTTGACGTGGATGACCTTGCAGCCGGCGTAGACGAAGCGATGCCACACCGGGCGGTCGTAGTCATACAGGCCCCAATCCTTCGGGATGATGCGGTGGAACATCACCGTCACGTCGATGGCGGAATCCTTGTCGGACGAGTAGTTGTAGCGGAAGGCTTCCTGGATTCGGTCGTTCTGAGGCCCGATCAGCTTGTCCGGGAACTTGGCCGCACAGGGGTAAAGCTCCTGATAGAGCTGGAAGAGCCCGGAGGAGCGCCACTTGGAGTTCGAGCCAATCTCGATCTTCTCTTTGTTCCAGTAGGCCGGCTCGGCATTGACATCTATCAGACGCTGGATGGTCCAGTATCCGGCATAGCTGACACCCGAATCGGTGTTGAGGGTATGGAGCGGCTTGGTCAGGTCCCAGAAAGTCCGGCCCGGGTGGGGGATGGTGAACGGGATGCCCGACTTGGTTACTGTTTCTTTACCGTTAAAGACGTGCTTTTCAGAGAACCAGGAGTCCTCGGCGAAGTTCATGCACACGCCGTAGAGGAGGCTGTTGTGGATGGAATCCCGCTCGTAGGCTTGGTAGCCCATGTCCTGCGTCATCCGCCGAATTCGGGAGGTGATGATGCGGGTTTGCAGCTTCCGCTTCATCGACAGCATCGTGGGCTCCAGCTTGTAGAGCGGGTCCACGTTGCGATCATTGAACAGCTTGGCCCACCGGGCTTTGTGGTAGGCCATCACCAACGGCACGTAGATGGTGAAGAAGGTGGGGAGATGGAGCTCGTAGGCTTGGGCCGCCTTGTCGCACCGCTTCCCGTCACAGCCAATCGGATTCCCGTTGGCGTCCGCCTTGCCGGTGAGCATGTGGTCCAGCCCCCAGTCCTTGGCGACATTCAGCAGCTCCTCGGGGCCGACGTTCTTGCTGATGAGGCCCTTGACCAACGTGTAGGGAATCTGGTCCTGGCTGACATCGTAAGCCTTGTCGATGGCCCAGAACTCCCGGGACCGCTGGAGGGAGCGGAGAACCCCGTCGTCGATGCGGCTGACGTGGAGATCAATCAGCTCGGCCACCTTCGGGTGGGACTTCTTCAGGACATGGGTATCCTTTTGGAAGATGGTCTTGAGGGCCTCTTCTGAATAACCCTTCTTTTCAAGTTCTTTGAGATCGAGCATAGGGACAGCTTGCGGTTACGTGCGAGGTGGATTGCGTAGGCTTCCATTGCCTGCCGCGAGGCTCGCCCCTCGATACGGACAACAATGCGCGGGCGGATTATGACGCCCGGAACTGGTTCGATCAGGAACCCCGCTAATTCGTTGATGGCTGCAAGCGACCATACCAGCTTGTTCGCTACCCGTTTAGGAACCAACTTGGATGCGTGGATGCCGATGGCAAGCGACCCATCCTTGGAGGTCTGGACCAGAATCTTATGATTCTTGGCCATCTTCCTCGGAATCCTCCTCCGATTCAGCTCCCTCCAACTCCATGGAAACCACGTCGAAATCCACGCTCTTGCCGTATTCGTCGTCCCGGATGCCGGTGACCTTCAGCATGATTTCGCCCTCGATCTCGGTTCCGACCTTGGGCAAGTCCTTGCCGAATACCGCCGCCAGCGTCTTGTCGCGCAAGCACAGCTTGGGGTAGGTCTTCTTCTTTGAATTGTCCGTAGAAGGTTCCGGCATGGGAACCGTCTTTTCGTAAGATTCGCCTAAATCCTTCATATCTGGGGTGGAAGGCTGCATCCGTCAGTTTGCAAAGTCCAGACAAGATGTTGTCGCAGCAAATCCAGCAGCTCCAGCCTTGCATCTGTGGAATTTAGCGTCAAGCTGCGGTCGTTGGGTCTGGAGGTGTGGTGCTTTCTGGGCCTGTGTTTAGACAAGCAAATTTTGCCCTCCGTGGCCCTGATTACGCTTAGTGCGTATGCACCTCCAGGGCTTCGTGAGGGCTGCTTTTTGTTCACATGGAAATTACTCCAGAAATACTGCGGGAGGTTTTTGATTACAACCCTGACACTGGCATTCTGAGGCGGAGAAAGAACGGGAAGGCTGTAGCTGGGTCGGTGGTGAGTCCATGGGGCCACTTGGTGGTTCGTGTCCTGGGTAGGAATATGCTCATCCATCGGGTTGCGTTTGCGATAGTGAATGGACGTTTTCCATCCAAGTGCATAGACCATATCAATGGGGATTCGTCTGACAATAGGATTGAAAATCTTCGCGAGGCATCCGTATCCGAGAACGGGCGAAATACCCTCGGGAAGCGCAACTCAACGACTGGTATTTTGGGCGTTAGCTGGAGTAGGGCGCTCAAGAAATACCAAGCTCAAATCGGGATCAACAGCAAGAATATACACCTAGGGTTCTTCGGTTCCAAAGAAGAAGCATCCGCCGCCAGAATAGCCGCAGAGGTCATTCACCACGGCGAGTTCGCATCGCACATCAGTCGAAAAACAACTACAGCGGCTTGTGAAGCCTAACGACAATGCCTGACGAATTCAATCTTCCTCCAATGAACCCAAAGGGGGTTGATGTTCTGAACAATTACAGCCGGTTCTTGCTAATTGATGGCCCGCGTCGTGTGGGAAAGACTATTGCTGTTGCGGACAAGATCATCCGCCACGCTTGGGAAAATGACGGGGCTGTTGTTGGAATCATAGCCCGCACCCTGCGTAACGGTGAGCTTGGTGTATGGGGTGACTTGGTAAACACAGGGTCTGGACGGCTCTACGCATGGGCAAAATATGCCGGCCTGAAGATCAGCAAGGAGCCATCCATCTCGGCCACAACCAAGATGTGCTACTTCCGCGTCCGTAACTACTACGGCGGGGAATCAGAGGTCCAGCTTCATTCGCTGGAGCATGACCATGAGGTGGAGCAGAAGCTGAAGGGTGTGAAATTCTCGCTGGCGAATCTTGTCGAAGCGGACAACTTCAAGGACGAGAACGTATTCGCCACCATCAGCCAGTGCTTGCGGTCGATGGTGGTTCCCCGGGAACGCCAGCAATTCCTGCTGGATACCAACCCAGCCCAAGAGGGAAAGCGTCACTGGATTTACAAGCGGTTCATCGAGAACAAGATCAAGGACCACGACCGCATCCACTGGACGATTGACGACAACGCCTTCCTGACGGCCGAGGAGAAGCAGGAAATCCACGACACCTACGCGAACGACCAGAACAAGCTGGCCCGCTACTACTACGGGGAGTGGGTGGATTTCGTCACGGAAGGAACTACGTTCGAGGATGTGTATCGAGAGGAAACCCACATCGTCCCCACGCTCACCTCGGAGCGGGACAAGATGGAATGGGAGCTGATTGACCCACCCCGGGAATCCCACGTATTCCACACGGGCTGGGACATCGGCAACCTCAACACCGCCTGGGTGATGGGGGTTCCACGGTCGGTGGACGGGGAGATTGCCTTCGACATCATCGACGAGCAGGTGTGGCTTCAGGAAACCAAGCGGGGGCTCAGCAACTTCACGGAGGTAGTGCTGGAGAAGATGGGGTATTGGGAGGAAAGGCGGTCAGCCTGCCACGGGAAAGCCCCGGTCCTCTGGCAGCATTGGTCGGACACGTCGTCCATGAACCAGTCGATGACCATCAACGGCACGGAAGCCATGCTGATCGAGAAGTATTCCGAGGGGAAGATTCGGCTGCTGCCCGTCCGCAAGGGACGCCACTCCGTTGCAGCCCGGCGGGACCTCCTCCACCGGCTCCTGTTCGAGCAGCGCATCTTTGTGGGGTCAAACTGCCAGCGCGTCCAGTCGATGCTGGAGCAGATACGGCCCGGAACTGGCACTAATGCGATTGACCCCCACTCCGAACACAAGCACATTTTCGACGCGCTGACCTACATGCTTTCCTGCGCTGTCCCGAGCGAGCTGAACAAGCGCGTCCCCGGAGCCAGCAAGCCCAAGCCGACGGTAATGATCCTGTGAGTGAATTCGCCATAACCACCGACCGCCAACTCTGGGTCATGGAGTGCCCGGAATGGGCCGTCCCCTTCTACGCCACCGGGGGCACCGTCGATGGGAAGCCCCATTGGGCCGTCCTGCTCACCGGAGCCGTCCCCATTAAGATTCGCAAGCTGGTCGGGGAGCTGGTCCGCGCCAACTCCATCTCCGGTAACGCCTCCATGCCCATCGTGGCTGACGAATGGTGGAAGGAGGTGGCCCATCCGGTCTACGGTATCACGCCGCGATACCACGAACGCTACGAGGGCATCAACAAGTCCGCCAAGGCCATCAAGTTCGACAAGCTGAAATGCAGCGAGGACGACGAGGTGAGTGATGAGGCGTTCGTCAAGGCCGCGTGGAAACGGTCCGCCATCGCCGACCTTGCCACCTTCAAGGCCGTCTGGATCGCCATTACGCAGGAGATGCCACGGTGGATGGTGGGGGACCTCAGGCACGTAGACTTCGGGTTCGGCCAGCTCCACGCCTTCCCGTATAGGGCAAATTGGAAGCAGATAGTGCTCAGCAGATTTCCCAACGCTCTCCGCCGCCTCCGCGACAAGGAGCTGAGGAAGTCCGCCGAGGAGACTGAGCTTCCGGCCCTCCTCCGCAACGTCGTCAACTGCGCCATCGAATCACAGGGGCCAGTGAGCAGCTTCCAGTGGACTCTGGAGGTCACTCCCAACCCGGAATGGTTTGCCTACACAAGGAATGTGGAGGCTGACCGCGCAAAACTCGTCAATCGTCATGGATACACAACGTCATGGGGCTCCATCATCACCCGCCTCTATCCGAAAATACTCTCGGTTTTCCACAGGTTTGTGGCGCAAACGGCTCTCCCGGCTGGCGCATTATCTAAGGGTGATGGGCCGGGTGGCAGTTACCTCCTTCCTTACACTGGGAACCGCCGAGGCACTCCGGTTGGGGTGGATTTATGTCAGGTCGATCCTGTCACTGCGGGCGGGGACGAACTTGTTGACGACAGAGGTCGGAGGGCGCTGGTGGCTAAGACTAAGAACGTGTCATCATTGCCAATTTTACAATTCCGCCTTGCGGACATGCGGAACCCCAGGGGAAGTCTTACGCGCATCCAATGGGAAGGTGGAGATGCGGATCGGGTGCTGGTGTCCAGTTCCTCAGGCGGCGAGGGATTCAAGGAAGCAGTGCTGGCTCCAGGAGATGGGGGTTCCGGGGGTGGGCTGGGTGGAGTAGAGGCAGAAACGCCGCCCAATCTGGACGGCGCTCCGGCAAGTCAGTAGCCGCAGCCCTTCTTGCCACCCTTCTTACCACCTTTCTTGGTGCCCTTCACGTCATAATCACCTCCTTTATTCAATTCGCTCGACCGTAACTACGGTTTCTTCCGCGCCTTTCGCAACTTTTTCCTGGCTAATGCGATACTCGACCGATCCTGGATCGTCCTGCTCAATTGCTCCCGCATAGCGGAGACAATCAACGAGGCCCTTTCCACAGAGATTGTCGGGGTCAAGAAGGCGACTCCTTCGGGAGACAACGCTGACGCGAAAGCGGCGGCCGTCAGCTTTCTTGCCTTTGCCCTTTGCCAGTGGTTCATCGCGAACAACGCATTCAGGGACGGGACCACATACTTCACCGTGATGGCCATCTTGTCTCCCACCTGCATCAGGTTTTTTGGGAGTAGGCTCTCCACGTTGTCTTCGCTCATAATCCTTGAACCACTTACTGGTTATGCTCACGGCGTATTCCATTTCCCCAACTCACACAGCAGCCCCAGCTCCCGGGCTTCCTTGGGATTCTCGCCGATCCAATTATGACAGGAGCGGCATACGGATGCCCAGTGCTCACTCATGCAGAGCAGGCGGCCAACCCGGCCGCGCTTGTGGTGGATGTCGGTCGATTTCTTCTTGCACCTTTCGCAGCGCGGTCTGGCGTGCAAGAACTGCTTCCGCAGCGTAGCGTATTCGCGAAGACGAGCATGGCGGGCCTTGCTGATCGACGGGATGCGCGGACGGGGCTTGCGGGCGAGGCATTTGGGGTTCTGGTTGATTGCCATCAGATGATCCCCGTGAAGTCGGGGGCCTTGTAGGTGGGCGGCTTGACGACCTTGTTCGTGTAGGCGCCCCGGACAACCCAACGCCCGTTCACCTTGTCAACGATGTGGCCGCCACCGCTGTCAACCCCGCCCGGATACGTTTTCAGCGCATCCTCCTCGGACCAGAACTTCGTCTCGTTGGAGTCGCAGATGCGCTCAAGGATTTGGGCAAGGCTGAATCCCCGCTGGCCGCAGATCAGCTCCAGCGTGAACCACGCCTTGTTCACATGGGAAGGCCCGCCAGCGTTCTCAAGGCCGACCAGCGTGAAGGCGATGTCGCCGATGGCGTCCACCTCGTCCTTGAGCGTCCCGTAGAGCTGGGCCTCCAGCAGCTCATCCCACTCCTCGCGGACGTATTGGAACTGCTGGGTGGGGAACTTCGGGTCTTGCAGAGGCTGTCCCATCGCCAGTTGCCAGTCGCGGATGCGGGCCTTCAGGGAGTCGTAGGTGGAAACCTTGTAGTCGGGGGAATCTTCGCTCATTGAATCGTATTCTGTTGGTTCATCTGCTTGGAAATCATCGGCGCTATCTCGGACCATAGCCAATCCTTGCAAGCCTCGCGGGCCACGCGGATGTGGCGGCATTCCGATTTCTTGCCGGCCCTCCGCTCCACACCCACCACGAACGCAAACCGCTCACAGTCGCACTGGCCTGCCCACGCAGCCTCTTCGAGGTCTACGAAGTGGGACTTGCCGGGTCTTGACTTGCTGCCCACGCGAAACCGGAAGTATTCGCCGTCCAGCCGCTCCACCTTCCAGTCGTTGGGGGAGGTTGATTCCTGGGGGTTCATTGTCAATGGGGAATTTACGGGGTTAGAGGATGGGGGATTCGGGGTCGAAGCGGGTGAGCCATGGGCGGAACTTGAATTTCAGGTCAATCCCGGCAATGCCGCCGCGCTGCTTGGCTACAAGCATGTTGATGGACACGGGGCTGAGGCGGTCCCGCTTATCATCCTCCTCCTTTTCGCTCGGGTCGTAGAGCATCCCCACGAAGTCCGCATCCTGCTCGATGCTTCCGCTTTCCCGGAGGTCGCTCAGGCGGGGCTTCCGCTTCTTCTCCTTGTCGAACTCCCGGTTCAACTGGGCCAGCACGATGATGGGGATTTTCAGCTCCTTGGCGAGCAGCTTGATGGACCGACTGATGTGATCCACCTGCTCACGCCGGTCCTTGCCCTTGTGGGATTCGACGAGTTGTAGGTAGTCGATGCCGAGGACCTGAATCTTCTTCGACACCACCCACCTCCGCGCCTTGGCCGCAATGGCGGCCACCGAGGAGTTCGGTCGGTCGGAGATGGAGAACTTCATGGCCTTCATCCGTCGGGCCGCTCCGGCCATCTGCTTGCCCTGCTCATCGGACGGATGGTTCTGCTGGTGGAACGCGGTCACGTCGATCTCGGACTCAACGGACAGCATCCGGTCGCCCAATTCCGCCGCATCCATCTCCAGCTCGATCAGCCCTACACTCGCCCCACTGGTCCGGCAGACGCTCATCAGCAGGCTCACCAGAACCGCCGTCTTTCCCGTCCCGGGGCGGCCGGCAATCACGTAGTAGCGGCTGGGCTTGAGCCCGCCCTTGGTGATGCCGTCGAAATTGCTCCAGCCCGTCCGCAGGGCATCCACATTCCCGCGGATGCGCTCGTTGATGGCCGCGAAGGAAGCGATGGCCACCGACTTCCCATCGTGGTCCTCAGCCTCCGAGGAAACCCGGAAGGCCCCGATGGCCATCACGTTCTGCTCGAACCCGCTGACCAGTTCCTCAACCCCGCCCTCGCACTGGCTGGCGGAAGCGATGGTGGTGGTGCAGGTTGCGATGACGGACCGGAGGACGTGCTTCTCCCGCAGGATGTCGATGTAGTAGGACAGGTTGGCCGCGCTGGGCACCCGGTTTGGGATTTCGGACAGACGGGCCATTCCGCCGCACATGTCCAGCGTCCCGTCCGCCTTGAGCTTCTGGTGGAGGGTGATGATGTCTACCGGCTGGCGGGCCTCATACATCTCCAGCAGCGCCGAGTAGATGTCGCGGTTGCGGATGTCGTAGAAGCAATCCGGGCCGGCCTTCAGGGATTCAAGGCACTTGCCGATGGATTCCGTCGGGGATAGCAGGCAGCAGGCGAGGATTCCCTCCTCAGCCTCGATGGAGTGGGGCGGGATCGTTGGGTCCTTCACTTACCACCTCCGTTGTCCATCATCAGCTCCGCCATCTTGTCCCGGAGCTGGTTGTATTCCCGGGATTCCTCCTGGGTGGGTTGCCGGCCGCTATCGAGAACCCGCTCCATGTCCGCCGGGTGGGTTGCCAGCTTCGAGCGAATCTCGTCGATCAGCTTCTGGTGGGGGTGGAATGGTTTGGGTTTCGGAGTGGTGGATTGGCTTTGGAATCGCCCACCGCTCTCACGCCACCGGTTTGCCCATCCTGCGAGCGCGAGCTTCCACGATTTCATTGGAGACTTACCAACCACCCAGCCCTTGCTCCCGTAGAAACACTCAAACTGGGTAACCTGAGTTTCGGGAAGGCCGTGCTTGGCAGCCTCAAGGTCAAGCTCGGCCCGGGTTGGCGGCGTGAACTTCTCCCGAGACTTCGACGGGGGGGGCGGCGGAACGTGGGGGGCTTCGCCTTGGGAAGGAGCAGCTTTTAGGGAAGCAGTCTCGATGTTCTCCTCGTCCGGCCATTCCTTCCCTGATGGTTTAATTGATGGTTCTTTACGGTTGGAGTCTACGCCGTAGACTCTATGGGTCAACGCCGTAGACTCAACTGGGTCTACGCGGTAGACCCTAGACGCATCCTCTTGGGTCAACGCCGTAGACTCAACGGCCGCCAATTTCGAGAGCGGTCCGGACAGGATTTGGTATCGGTTGTTCCTCCGGTGGCTCTTCTCGACCAGCAAGATTCCCGACTCAGCAAGCGCCTCAATTTGGTTGAGGACGCACTGCCTGGAAAGGTCGCACTTCTCCTGAATCGTATCCAGTGACGGCCAGCAGAACCCGTCGTCATTCGCGTTGTCAGAAAGCGCGAGCAGGACGATTTTCTTGGTGTGGCTTCCGAGCTTAGCCTTCCACGCGAGGCTCATGATCTGGATGCTCATTCGAGTGCCCTCATCATCGCCTCAAAGGCGCCGCGCATTTCCTCTCCGCTCAATGCGTTCGGGTCCGGAGGCTCTGGCTTCTTGAAGTGCTTGCTGCGGTGGCACTGGCTGCAAAGCGTCTGGAGATACTTCTGCGGCACATCCCACGGATGCCGCCGGTAGCGCATGTGGTGGACTTCGAGTGTTTTGTCACTGGCCGAACACACCACGCACTTCCACCCGTCCCGCTCAAAAATCTTGAGCCTCAACTTCTGCCAGCGCGGGTCACGCAACTTCTCAGAATACATCATAGTCGTAGAAACAGAAAACCGCCCGCTGCGTGCAAATTGAGAGTGCCGGAATTTGGAACGGCAACGCACGCAACGGACGGTTAAAATTTTCACCCAAACTCATGACAATTCGCTGAAAGTGGTCTCTCAGTCCACTCGCAACGCCCCCACAACTACCCCGACCGCCCGGGCCGGGTCAACTGGATTTCCTCAACTCCTCCAGAAACTCGTCGCAGCTATTGGCCGCGTAGGCCAGCACCTGCCAATGGTAGGAGCAGTGGTCCGGCTGGCGAATCCAGCCACTGGCCATCTTGCCGCCCCGCCGGACGCACCACCACTCACTGGGCGGCCCGTTGGTTACCTGCCCCACCGGTTCCTGGTCCGGGTTGAATCGGTCGCGTCCGTAGCCGTGGTGGATGATCCCGTCTGGTTTGATGATGATCATTGACTCTTCCTCTCCCACCGCTTCAACCACCGCTCCCAAGCCTTCCAGACGGCCTTGTTTGGGCACTGGCACTTCCTGGGGGTATGGAAATCCTTCTTGAGCCACAGCGGGCCGCCCCAGCGGTCGTAGTCGAAGCGCCAGATGTGCCCGTTTACCCGGATGGTCTGGTTGCAGGCGTCCGGGCCACTGATTATCCCAGTGCGGACACCTCCCTGAACGATTGTGGCGATGGTCTTCAATCCCACTGCCTCCTCCGCTCGATCTCATCCTGCAAATCACGCTCCAGCCCGTCGGCCCGTAGCCGATACAGCTCCGCCTTCATGGCCAGCACAGCCTCGTAGGTGGTGGATTCCGGGGTCCGGCACCAGTCGCCCACCGTAGCAGCAATCCTGCCCAGCATCTGCGATGAGTTTACGAGGCAGCGGTATTCAGCCTCTGGAATCTTCACGGTCTTTTCCTTCTTCATGGTCTTCCTTCCTATCCCAATCCTCCATCAACCCAATCAAATCATCACACGTCTTCCCGCACCATACGCACACGTAGTAGTTGGTCGTCTTCCCTTCAACCCGGCATTCCTGGCCGCAGCAGCTTGAGGCGGTCTTCAATCCCACTGCCTCCACCCCACGTCCTCCTCGTCATTCCTTGTCTTCCTAGAAGGCCCTTCCTCGGGCTCTGGCAGGTCCGCCACGGGCTCGGGAGGCAGATTGGCTACCAACTTACCGGAAACGACCTTGAAGGCCCTCAGATCGGCCGTCATAGGATCAGCTTGGCGAGGGTGAAGGCCCCGAAGACGGCCAATCCAAACATCAGGGCGCTCAGGGCCAGCAGCAAGAGCAGCCCCCAGTTGGGGCCGGAAGGGCCGGCGGTTTCAGGGTCGTAGGTCATGGAATCCTCCTCAGTGATCCGGCCCGAACAAGGGACGCTCCGAGTTCACCGGGTTTGGGGTCCGGATAGGCCACCGTATCCCGGATTGGACGATACCCAACGCTGGGAGCCGCATTCCGCATCGCATTCCAGTGAGTTGTGGGCCATCCAGATGCGTGGATGGAAGGGTATAGGCCAGGCGCTCCGTGTTGGGCAGCCCGGTTGAGGTGGTCTTGGGGGGTCATCTGGATTCCTCCACGCCGCAGGGCAGCCAGGTTTTACCATTGTCGAGGGAGTGGACGCACTCATCAAACGCCCACTTGTGGGGTCCTCGGAATGTCCGGCCAGCCTCGATTTCGTGGTCGGTGGTGCAAACAAGCAAATGGCGGATTGCCTTCGAGCCCTTCAGCTTTATCTGCGCCCCAACCGGCACCTCCTCCGGCTTCCACGGGCGCAGGGTGGGTTTGGGGCGGATGCGGTAGCAAGCGAGAGAGCTATCGCTGGCGGGAGTGCCTTTTGCTTTCGACCAGCCCGTATCGGAATAGTTGAACTCCAGCTCCCCATCCCACCATGCCGCCACCAGCTTCAGGTGGAGTTCCTTGGTCATTTTTGTAGGTTCAGTGGTCATAGCAGTCTCCTTTTCGCCTCTTCCAGCAGTTCAACCAGTTGCTCCGCCGAATCAAACGACCAGCGGTCCGTCTTGATGGTCAGATACTTTCCGCCACCGCCGTCGTGGGTTTCGATTTCGATCTGCTGACCCAGCGTCCCGTCGTCGCAGCAGTCGTTGGGTTGGCCGTAGATCAGCCGCCCAGTCTCAACGGAGGGCGGAATTGCTTTTGATTCCTTGTCGCTCATTGTTGGGGGAGGGTTGGCGGGAGGGGATTCCTTGTCAAGGGGCAAATCTCAGGCAGGGCACGAACGCATAGACAAATCTCCAGAGGACTCCTCAGGAATGGAAGCAGCCTTCGCCATGTTCTCCTCATGCCACAATGGCTGGGTATTGCTGAAGTGGAAGGCTTCCTTCAGGCCCTCCCGGGAAGTCCGGTCAAATGAGCAGATCGGGCGGATATGGTCCAACTGCCACTTTCCAGTCCCCCAGCCGTAGTTCGACCAGCTCATTCCCGGCTTCCACAGGGATTCGAGGTGGGTGACTAGTTCCCGAGAGGAACATCCAACCAGCTCCTTGAATGGGACTGGGGCGGCATGGCGCGTTACTGCCCTCAGTCGCTTCTTTATGCTCCGCTCAACCCTGCCAATCGCCGTTAGCTTTCTCGCGGACCGGATTGCCCTCCTCATTAGGTGATGCCGATCACAATAGCGACCCTTAGACACGGCCCCTCCGCATTTCACGCAAAGCCCAAGCAGATCACGGTTCTTTAGCCTTATGGCGTGGTTTGTCTTGAGTATGTCCAGATGGCGCTGGCAGCACGTCTTACCGGGGGCCACCGGGCTTTTGCAGTGGGCGCATTTCCCGGAAGATAATCGGCGGGCAAGATATAGCTTCTTGCGTTCTTTTTTAGTCATGCAAGAAGTGTCCCCAAAGGCCCCCACAAGTAAATCAAGAAATGGAAATGAGCCCAAAAAACCCAAAGCCAAAATCCAAAACAAGCCGTGACCGTTACAAACCTATGTATTTGATACCACACGCACCTACCGGCCAGGCCAAAGGGGACTCCGGGGGGCTCTTCGCGCTCCCGGATTTGCCCGGAAAGGCTCCTTTTGTAAGTGCTTGCAATCCAACGGTGGCGGGCCTGTTGTCGTGTTCTGCGGCAATTTGTTTTAGGGGTAAAACATTTGCAACATATCCACGTATCCGGATGCGTTGATGCGATTGGAGTGTCGCGAACGCGGCGCAAGCGGGGATCGCCATTTCCTAGTATCTCTCGTCGCAACAAATCACATCTCACACATCACACTCATGAAGCGCACCACAAACCTTGTCACATTCGCTCAAGCTGTCACTTCCCAAGTTCTCGCCTTCCAGAAGGAGGACGGCGCAACCTACCGAGTTTGCCGAATTTCCTCCCCGGAAGCGGAAGGCGACGTTGAAATTGTCCTAGAGAACCCTCGCGCCCACGTTTCCCGCTTGGCCTTCACATACCGGGCGGACGGTAGTTTTTCTGGCCTTTCCTTCTGGCAAGAGGGGCAAATCTAACCGGACTCCCGCCCTAGCCTCTGGCCTAACCGGCCGGGGGTTATGGTGGGGGCGGAATGAACCGCTCCTTTTCCTAGCTATCCCTACCAATGAAAACTCCGTCCCCGTTCCCCGTCCGCCGCGAAGACTCGCGTGCAAGGCTTGCTTTCAAGGGCCGAATGCTACGGCATGGCCAGCGAAGAGCTTACACGTCGCTGGCTTGAATTGCGAAAGGAATTCAACCTCCCGGCATACGAATGGGCCTACCTTTCCGGATACATGGATTGCCGGCGGGACCGTTGGTATTTTGATAAACTCACTTTCCTTTACACCCTAAGCGACGGACGGCTTGTGAAGTTTGACCCGGCCATGGCCGAATGGGAAAAGAAGGAAATCACGGACCTCGGAATTTCCGGCCACTATTGGTCCCACAATATGCGCCCCTATTTCGTCGGTTCCAATGCGACGGATCGCAAGCTCGCACCCTAACCGCCAAACCTCCCCTTGTTATGCCCATCCTGATCAGCAAAACATTTGAGATTGTGACGGACGAATCGGCCAGCTATGGCGAAGCCGCGGAGCGCGGATTCGTTTTTGAAGAGCGGGAATTCACCTTCCGGGAGCTTGTCCGCGAAATGGAAGGCTTCCCGGAATGCTCAGATCGGCCAGCATCGGGCCGCGTTGGGGAATGGCTGACCAGCTACGCAGAGCAGGATTTCCGGACTGGCGCTTACGAATCCGAATCAATCCATTTTTGCCGATCAAATCCGCCCCGCCTTGCCAAGTATTGGCGGAAGGCGATGGAAGCGGCCGGCATCCTTAAATCTAACCGTTAATCCACATATGCGCCCCATCCTTTCCTTCCTTGTCGCCTTCCTGGTCTTCGCCGTAGTGGCGAGCCTGCTAGCCTACTCCATCGCCCTCATTTTCCTGCCCCTGTAACCTCCAATCCCTCAAAGCAATGAAAACAGTCTTCACTTCCGCAGAACTCCCCCACGTTTGGGCTCACAAGTCCGCCCCGCATGGCCGATGCCCCGGCAATCTCTCATTCAACGGGCCAGCAATTCTCAGCTACGCGACGGAAATCGCCCGCCATTGCGAGCACAAGGGCAAGCCTTTCGTCATTTTCAACGCGACAAGCTACTCCGTCACCACAGCCAAGGCACAAAACGAAGTTCGCCGCGCAATTCCGGGCGGAGTTCCCGTGTTTGTTGCTGACGGAATCGGGCGCGGAATGAGCTTGGCGGACGTGAAGCCAAGCGAATTGTTTGATCATGCGGTAAAGACGGCGGCAATCCACGCCAGCAAGGCCGCCAAGGCGCGGACGGGCAGGGACAGCTACCTTGCGGCGCAAGCGGCCTGTATCCGCAAGGCCGGGGAAATCTCCGCTTTCTTCGGGCTCCGTCGCAAGGTGGACGAAAAGACGGTTTCCCGGCTGGCCGCGGCGGAGACTCGCGCCAAGGCCAAGGCGGCCAAGCTGGCCCGGGAACGGGAGAAGGCTAGGCTTGCCCGTGACGCAGAGGAAATCGCGGCTTGGCTGGCCGGGGATGCTGCCGTGCGGCCTTCCTACCATTGGCCCGTAATGCTCCGGGCGGAGGGATTGGAGCTTGTGACAACTAAGGGCGCCCGGGTTCCCTTGGCCGATGCGGAACGGACTTTCCGCTTTGCTTCCGCGCTCCGTTCCCGGGGATGGCATAAGAACGGGGAAGCCCACACTGTCGGCGGCTACCAATTGGACGCCGTGAATGATCAGGGAATCGTCGCCGGTTGCCACCGGATAGCTTGGCCGGAGATTGAACGGTTCGCCAAGGCGATGGCTTGGTAGTCCCGCCCCGCGTTGCCTTCCGGCTCAGGTCGGCGGGCAAGGCGGGCCGGAATTAGCCGGACCCCTAACTGGAAAACTAGAATGAAATTGACCCACACTCCCGGGCCTTGGCTAAACGACGGCGACCTTGTGGACACGCAAGACGGCGTGATCAGTTGCGACACCGGGCCGAAATCCGAAGCCAACGCCCGCCTAATCGCCTCCGCCCCGGAATTGCTGGCCGCTTGCCTCTCCGCATTGCGGGCGTTGGAAGATAACACAAGCCCCGGGCCAATGGACGGGGACGCAAAGGCCGGGCTTCGCGCCGCCATCGCCACCGCTACCAACGTCCCCGTCAATTCCTAAGGCTATCCCATGACAACCTGCACCACCGACCGCGACCGCAACGGAAACCGAATCGTCCGGGTAACTATCCCCGGCGCCCGCCCCTTCACTATCCAAACGAACGGCGACCTTCCCGAAACCCACCGTAACGGCATCTGCCCCGAAACTGCCGGGGAGGTCAACGCCTACGTCCGCCAGTTCGGGACGGCCCGCCAGCGGGAACTTTTGGGCCTGTAATTTCCTAGGAGACAATGACAATGAACGCAACCTTTACGAAAACCGGCCGGGCTTGGCTCTGGTCCGTCACCGACAACGCGGGCAACCTACTGGCCGGCGGCTACTGCCGGACCAAGCGGGATGCCCGGAATGACTCTGCAATTTGGATTTCCAGCCGTAACCCATAACCCACTTTACCAAATGAAACTCTCCGAAGCCTCCCCATTCCTCCGCGGCTACGTAGAGGCCGCCCTGTTTACAACCGACGCCTACCCGCCTTCCGGCTGCGATTACGCCGAATGTGGGCGGGCCGATGAACTGGCGCCCGAACTCCCCGCTTGGTGGATTCTGGAAGCGGACGTGGCTTGCCGGTCATTCCAGGAAGCCAACGCTGAATTGCTGGCCAAGGCCGGCGACGATGATCAAAACGGGCGGGACTTCTGGTTTAGCCGGAACGGCCACGGCGTAGGCTTCTGGGACCGTGGATATCCGGACGAAATCGGGGATGCTTTGCAAGATGCGGCCAAGATTTTCGGGGAGCACTACCTGCTTCCGGAAGATTTCGGGCAGGTGAGCGACGAATGGCTTCAGGGTAACGGGCGGGCCGTTACCCGCAATCCGGAGACGGGCCGCTGGTATTTCGAGACGTCCGATTCCGAGGTTGAGCAGTGGGCAAGTGAAGAGGAATTTCCTAGTCGTGAAGAGGCCGCCAGGGCTTGCCGCGAAGACTTTGAAATGGAAGCCAAGTGACAATTTCCTAGACCATAACGAACAACTGCAAAACCGATGAACTCTCTAACCAAATCCCAAAAGCAAACCGACCATATGGCAATCCGCGCCCGCCTCGTCAACACCCGCAACAAGCTGGCCAGGTTTTACGATAACGGTGGGCCAAACAGGGGCGGCACGTTTGACCGCTACACCGCCGTCTACCTGAAGCCGATGATCCAGAAGGATGGCACCCGCTACTCTCCGGACAGCTTCGCCTACGCGGGCATGAGCACGGAGCCATTCCATCCTCAGGGATTCGGCCAGCATGGGGAAAGCGACCGTGGGCCGGCAGACTTCCCGCCTTGCCGCCTTGGCGGGCGTAACCACCTTGGCAAGCGCATCCGGTTTGCCGACTTGCCGCCGGATTGCCAGAAGCTCGTCCTTCAGGACTTGGCGGAGGATTGATCCAGCGCCCCGCCCGCCGGAGCGAATCCTTCCGGCTCTTGCGGCCCGCCCTCGGCAATTACGCGGAGGCCGGGCGACAGGAAAGACAAAGCTATGCCACGTAATTCTGGAATCATTGACACCCGCGACCTTCAGGAACGGCTTGAAGAACTGGAGGCCAAGCGGGACGCCATCGACGAAGCCATTGAGCAACGGGACGAGACGGAGGCAGACGAGACGGCCAGTCCGGAAGCATTCGAGAAGGCGGTTGAAGAACTCGAAAAGCTGGAGGCCGACTTTGACGAGGACGAACAGAAGGAACTCGCGGAACTGGAATCCCTCAGCGAGGAAATCAGCGACTGGAAAGACGGGGCGACGATGATCCCGGAAAGCGAGTTCGTTGACTACTGTATGGAGCTTCTGGAGGACATTGGCGACTTGCCGAAAGACTTGCCCGGCTACATCGCAATCGACTGGGACAAAACGGCCGACAACCTCCGCGTTGACTATTCGGAAGTGAAATATCAGGGCACTACCTACCTCGTCCGCTACTAACCTGCCAAGCCAATGAAAACCAAAGCAATCCAGTCCGCCAATCTCTACTCCTCAACCGCCCACGCCAAGGCCAAGGCGGATGCGTATGGGGAGCTGCCGGCCCATAGCCCGCTCCCTTGGTTCGTCCACGACCGCCGCTTTGTGGCCGACAAGGACGGGGCGCCCGTGGTGAACATGGGGAACCCAAACAAGCTGGTCGCGGCGGCCAATGCGGAGTATATCGTGAAGGTGGTAAACCTTACGCCGGAGATGGTTGAGGCGCTTGAGTTGTTCCTGAAATGGATAGATGAAACGGAGAACGAAATGCCTTCCGATGAGACAATTGCGAAAGCAAGGCGTGTCCTCCTGAAGGCGAAAGGCTCCCTGTGAATACCTACCTATGCTCCGGGATGAGGAATGTGAAGGCGGAAGGAATGCGGGAGGCCGCCCAAATCTTCGCGGACCGGATGGCCCGCCGGAAGTGGGGGAAGCGCGGGATTGCCTTCAGCCCGAATATGGGCGGATACGATCCCCGTATGCGGTTCGCCGAGTTCACGGCCTTCGTCGGCTACAAAAGCGGTCAATCCGAAACCACCGGCAGCAACATCCACTTCACCGTATCACTGAAATGAACCCCGCCCTCCTAGAACTGGCCAACGCCGCCAAAGCCTGTGCGGCCAAGGGGCTTATCCGCCACACTGCCCCGTCTTCTCACTCAGCACCACGGGGCAAGCGTTCCCACCGCAACGGGGCGCCCTTGTCGCCGGCCCGGATGAAGGAAGTCACCCCGGAAATCCTTAGGCGACTGGAGGCTGGGGAGGAATACGTCCGGATCATCCAGGATATGGGGGTAACGGCCCGCACTATTACGCTGGTCAAGCGGGCCAATGGGCTGCCTGTCCGCGGGGATGTGAGGGACGGGAAGGTTTTCCGCGGGCTCGATTGGGCCGGGCGGGAAAGATGGGCATAGGGAACTCCAACCAAAAGTAGCCAATGGATTTCAAGCAAGGCGATACGAGGGCCGACGGCTATCGGTTCCTTGCATACGAGAAGCGCGGGGAAAGATTCCGGGAGAAATGGGCCAGCCCGGAACGGTATGCGGTGGCCATCCAGTTTATGCGGAACTATCGGAAGAACTACAGGAAAGGAAACAAGTGACCAACCCACCCACCAAATGGGCGCCTACGCCCAACTACGAGTCCGCCATCACCGCCTTCGGCTGGCATATGGGCATGAGTCTGGCCCTGGCCATCCAGTCGGGCCGGACCACCCACCCGGACAGGCAGATTGATCGCCTCCGGAAGCTGGGGTTCCAGTTTGCGGCCAGCGACGCCAAGCGATTCGGGGTCTACCCCCTTTTCCAGCAGGGCGCCAAGGAAGCAACGAAGTCAGTCCTCCACAACGAACCAAAGGAAACCAATGAAAGTCAGAATTGAAGCCGGCCACCTAGGCAAGTCCCTGCCCGCCGGCCATCCGGAAATGGGCTCACCCATGAGCATCTACAAGGCCGCCGCGGCTTGGGCACGCCTCCACCCCGACCCGGCCAGCGCCTATTCGCGGAGACGGAAGAACAAGGGAGGGAGCAAGTGAGCACTGACCCAACAGGCGGACCCGCTTTTCCACATGGACCACTCGGCGACACCATGCACGGCGAAGACGGTCGGGTTTGGCATCAATACCAAGCCAGTGTAGGCATGACCCTCCGCGACTGGTTCGCGGGGCAGGCATTGGTTGGCATACTGGCCGACGGGGCGATGGTCAGGAAACCACCATCCGATATTGCCAAGATGGCCTACGTATTCGCCGACGCCATGCTTGCTGAGCGCGAGAAAGGAACCCAGTGAAACCGCCGAAATACCGCGTCATTGTCTGGTGCGATTACCAGAAGCGGAACCTGATCGGCATGTGCCACACCATGAAGGAGGCGAGATCGCTGTGGAAAGGCCACCGGAAAACCATCTGCAAGGTGGTGGAGGTTGCACTGTGAACCCCACCCACTACCGAATCTACCTGCCCGGCAAGGGGGAGATGCGGACCATCGCCTCAGGGAGCGTGGCCGTTGAGGAGTTCATCCAGCTACGGCGCCTGTGGCGGCAGGGGAAGATTGTCGGTGAGCCGCAGATGACGTGCCCGGGAGTCCAGTTCCCCCATGAAAAGGAAAGTTGCCTATTGACAGATGGGCAGCCTGAATGCGATTGTCCTTCAACGAAATAGAAACACCTTGCAATTTTCAATCTGATGAACAAAAACTCTCCACGTTACGGAAGCAAAGGCTTCCCTGGGTTGACGCCCAGCAAAGACGATGGCGGTTTGGCAAAGATCGGGCGATGCTCCTACAAGACTTCAGCCCCCATCCCAAAGCCGAATCTTCGTCCTTCTTTGCCGGACACTTCGGGCGTCACTTTGGGATGGGGCTTCTTTCCTTCAGTCACAAACGTCCCGGGGTGGCTCCCGGTTCTGACGGTAGCAGCCAGCGAAGCTACATCGGCAGGAGCAATTGTTCCCGTGGGGCCGACGCTAGGGAGCCGCAAGGCTTTTAATCCACGGGTCTATGGAACGCCCATACCGTCTGGTTTTGAGGCATCATCCAAGGCTCCCGATCCCCTCATCTCCATGAGGGGTAGGGGAGGCTTTGGAACAACCCTCCCGTTGGTTTTGAATGAGGCGGGAAGGAACAAGGAATCCGGGGAAGCGAAGGGAACCCAATGAGCCAGCCAACCTTCCCCTCAATTGACCAATCCCCGGCCGGCCTTGACTGGGGGTTCGGGCCGTCCTCGATGAAGCTGTTCCGGCTCCGGTTCAACCAATGGGCCAAGCGGACGGGCAATGATGCTCCCTGTGGGTTCAGGGCTGGCTCGAATAAGGCCACCGCCTTGCGCCGTAAACGGCCCGCCAAGCGATTGGGAGACGCTCCGGGACTCTCGGTAGCGGAGGCCGCCAAGTTGGCGGGTATGCTGCCTGCCACATTGAGCAAGGATGTGGGGAGGGGGAAGATCAAGGCCACCCGGCTGGGCCATCGGACAGTCCGGATTGATGAGGAGGAGTTGACGAGATACCTGAAATCGAAAGGAACCCCATGACCATGGACAACCCCATCCAACCCCTCGCCATCGAAGGCCGGTGGGAGGTGGTGATGCCCTCGCAGGAACCCGCCAAGCTGAAGCGGGGAGTCTACGAGCTGCCCCCCGCCCACGTCGTCATCGGCTGGTATCTGGCCGAGAAGAAGGGGGCTTGGACGGAATCCACCATCAGCCGCACCATCGCTGCCCTGAAAATCTTCGAGCGGTGGCTTAATGGGCGGCAGTTGAGCCGGCAGACGATGGTGGACTACCGGGACTACCTCGCAGCCTACCGCAACGGGGGAGTCACGCAGATCGAATGGTCCATCTGCCGGTCCTTCATTGGCTGGCTGGTGAGGAACCGGTGGGTGGAGCCGAACGTCATCGAGTCCATCTCCCCGCCTCCCCCGAAGCGTCCGCCTAGCCGTCCTCCTATCCGCGACCACCACTACCGGAAGCTCATGGAAACCAAGGGGGTCCATCCGATGGTCCGCTGGCTGGTCACGGTCATGTGGCATACGGGAATGGCCTTGGTAGATGCCCAGGAGCTGCGGTGGGACGAGGTGGACCTTGAGCGGATGGTGATTTCCAAGGTGAGACGGAAGACCAAGGCTTTCACCCGCCCCTGCATCATCCCCGTGGACCCGTCGGGAGTTCTTGCCTCGGAGCTTATCCGCTTGAACGACAAGAGCCTGCTGGATCAGGAAAGGGTCAGGAAGTTCCATCCCGAATACAACCGCAGCGAATACGTTGAGCCTGACGCTGCCCGGATGCGGGAGCACTCACGGTGGGGCAATGCTTGGACGGCCGCCCGGGAACTGGCTGGTATCAGTCCCGAATACTCCCCCCATTGCTTCCGCAGGGGGTTTGTGACCAAGCTGGTCGAGGGCGGGGTGAACCCGTTGATTGGGTGCGCCATCACCGGCCACAGCAACCCCTCCACTTTCCTGGCCTACGCCACGATGGACCCGGAACGGGTTCGCGAGGAGATGGACCGGGCACTTCAGGAATCAGCAATGAAGGCAATGGGAAGGAAAGGACAGTAATGAGCACGATACCCACCGAAGGCTCCGGCAAGGGCGACACACCCCGCCGGGTCAACCGCTACCACTACGGCTCCAACTACGACGAGATCGACTGGGGCTCCACCAAGCTGCCCCGGAAACGGAAGCGCAACAAGTTCGACTGGCCGAGTGTGCTGGGGAAGATTCCGGAGATTTTCAAGAGGAGCCACGAATGAGCACCTACGAATTACAAGTGAAGACAGAAATGGGATGGAAATCCATCTGCCGCAATCCGAGCCGCGAATACCTTGAGGCCACCGGAGAGAAGCATTTCCAGAGATTCCAGAAACGCCGGATAATGAAACTCAAATGAGCCAACTCACCCAAGAAGAGAAGCGGATCAAACTGGCCGAGTGGGCGGGGTGGAAGAGGTTAGTTCGGATGGGCAAGGAGGTGCTTTATAGCCCCGAAGGCGGCCACGTCCTGCTTTCAGACGCCCATCACCACATCCCCGACTACTTCAACTCGCTGGATGAATGCCATATTCTTGAGAACACGCTCCTGACAACGCCACAGTTGGACGAGGAGTATTACTTCGCGCTCAAGCGAAACCACCGAGCCACCGCAGCCGAGCGGGCGGAGTCGATATTCCAAGTCATCTCCTTCTTCAAATGACTATCGCCATCACCATCGGGGCCTACCGGCTGCCCCAGTTTGTGGAGCTGTGCGTGGTCCAATGCAGGAAGGTCTTCGGGCAGGACGTTCCCATCCTCGTCTCGGACGATGCTTCCTTGGAATCCCCGCAGATCAAGGCCGTTGCGGACCGTCACGGTTGCGCCTACACATGCCCACCAAGGCGTCGCTCCCATACGTCCGGGGATTGGAGCGCCTTTATCAACGGCGCGGTCATGGCGGGGCAGGTAGGGGCCGATGTGGTGGTGAAACTAAGCCAACGCTTCATCCCCTTGGCCGGCTTCAAGGAGCTGATCCTTGACCCGTTCGCGGATGAGTCGGTGAAGGTGGTGGTCCCGGGCCAGCCCAAGCTCCACACGTTCGCCCGTTCATCGGCTAGGTTCTTCAGCAAATTCACCATCCTCAGCGATTGTGTGGCTTGGCGGACGGATAGCCTCAGTGCGGAGAGGCTGATGGAAATCTACCGGGACCGGGTTGCCAAGGCGGAGAAGCCGAGCGACCAGTTTTGCGAGGTGGTCTGGGGCCACATCTGCAACGATCTCCTGCCGAATAACCACCGGGCGGTTGAGGAGCTGGCCAACCCGCAGATCGGGAAGGCCAAGAAATATCTCAGGAAAGCGCAGACGCCAGCCCATGAGTATGGGGCATTGGCAGCCGCCCACGGGATTGCCGGGGATTTCCCGGTGGCCGAGTGGATTCACATGGAGGGTCGGGACACGTATCTGGGACTAGCAACGAAAGTGTAAACTATGGATGGCAAACCTTGCAACGCAACGCCAGCAGCCGAACTGCGAAGCCGCATCATGGACAGCCGTATCCCAAAGGGGGAATCCGAGTGGTGGGCGCATCGGGAGATTGAAAGGCTCGAACGCGAGCTGGCCGCAGTCAACGAGCGCATCCGCCGGGTGGTGGAGGCGGGGGATGCGTTGTTCCAGCAATTTCACCACCCGACGTTACAAACTCACCAATGGACCCAAGCCAAGGAGGCCAAGCCGTGAGCAGCGACGAGCAACCCGAGAAGCTGGACCCCGAGGAACTCAAGGCCACCCTGGAGCTGGTCCGCCTTCAGGCCATCACCATCACCGAGAGCTGCAATGAGCAATGCGTGGCGGCGGGGTTGCTGCCGCTCCTTGACGAGCAGCAGCAGGTCTGCGGGGCAGCCATCTTCGCCCACCTGCTGTGTGTGATGGGAATCACCGCGGAGGACATCAAGGAAACCCTTGAGAGTGAATTGCCTATTGACAAGAAGAAGAAAAAGTAGAGAGTCGAAACCGTAGCTAGAAACCATAACTGAAAATCACAATGATCAACACATCCACAAACCAGCCCTACCTCACCGTCCACGACCTCATCGAGCGCCTCAGCCAGCCCCAGATTGACCCGTCTGCGAAGGTTTGCTGGCTCAACAACAAGGCCGAGCCGCTGTTCCCGGGCGACATAAAGCAGGTGCACCTCGCCACCCCCGGCGGGAACAGCCAAATCCGGTGCGCCCTCTTCCTTATCGACTAATGAAGACCACCATCAACTCCCGGCTGCTGGAGAAGGGGCTCAGCTTCGTCAGCCGCATCATCACCCGCCAATCCATCGGGGCCATCCAGTTGGTCGATGGGGTAGTTATGGCAACGTCCGCGAAGGGCGAGGCTTGGTTCAAGGTCGGGGACTTCCTTGGCTCCACCTGTATCAAGCAGGCCCCGCTTGAATCAGCCCTCGCGGCCGGCGGGGAGGAAATCGTCATCGACGCAGGCGAATCCTCCGCCCTCATCAAGAGCGGCTCCCTGAAGATCAAGGCCCCCACGTTGGACTCCGCGGAGCTGGTCAAATGGGCGGACGTTAAGAACTCCCCAATCTCACTCCCCCATATGTTCGTGGAGGCGGTTGGGTTTGGTGCCCTGATGAGCCACCCGGATGAGAACAGCGACTTCGACCACATCAACATCCAGTCCCACAATGGCAATTTGGTGGCGTTCGGGACAGACCGGATGAACTTCTCCGTCCAGTTGACGGAGCTTCCTTGGGGTCGGGAAGACCTCTTCATCCCAACCTCCGTCCTCCCGTTGCTCAAGGCGATGGAGGGCGATGTGGTGGTGGACTCGGATGGGGACAAGCTGCGGGTCACCTCACCTGATTGCGGCTTCACCATCCCCCTGTTCCACGACCGCCGCTCGATGAGCTACTCGAAGCTCCTTGCGCTCAAGCAGCCCATTGCCGGGATTGCCAACCGCGAGGAACTCCTTGGCCTTCTTCGGGCCTACATGGGCATCCACGCTCCCTCCGGGAAGGGTATGAGCCTGAGCTGCGATGTGGAGCTGAAGGTCATGGGTGAGGCCCTGCATCTACTCGGGGAAGGCGAGAGCTTCGACGGGTCCGCCACGCTCAAGGAGTCAGTGGATGGGGCGACCATCATGGCCAATGCTATCCCGCTCATTGCCGCCCTCGCTGCGTTCGATTGTGACGAGGTGGCGGTAGGATTCAGTGATCCAAAATCCCCCATCTCGATTGAGGCGGCTGTCCCGGATGGGCGGCTGGCGATGATGGCGCCGATGAGGAGACAGTAGGTGACCATCGCCCACCCAATCCCAGCCGGAACCACCGTGGACTTCAAGGTGACCGGTAAGCGAGACCTGCAACGGGGCGTGGTGTCCAAGGCGTTCCTATTGGGGACGAAGACTTGGAACTACGCGGTCCGGGTGGGCGACCGGGATTGGGCGGTGATTGGGGCAGCGATTGTGAATGAGGAGGGACGACCCGCCCCACGCGAGGATGGGTGGGATGAGTTTCCCTAAAAGCCTTGCAAATCAACCAACCCGGATGGCATAAGAATCCCGATGGCGACAATCACCCGACGATGGAAGCGAGTCCTCGCCTTCGGCTGCAACCACGGAGAACTGGCCGACCCCATCGCGGTGGAAAAGCTGGTGGAGTTCAAGAAGAAGTGGAAGCCGGACATAACCATCCACCTCGGGGACAACTTCGACTCAGCCGCCTTCCGCTCCGGAGCGAAGGGCACCCCTGATGAGGGTGAGCCAATCTTACAGGACCTTGAGGCTGGCTTCAGGTTCCTTGATCGACTGGAGCCGGACTACCTGACCCTCGGCAACCACGAAGCCAGGTTCTGGGACCATCTCCGCCACCACAACGCCATCGTCCAGATGTGTGCGGAGGAGGTGGTTCGCAGGATTGAAACCAAGTGCGCCCTGCTGAAGATCAAGGTCACTCCCTACGACGTTGAGAAGAACTGGGTCAAGCTCGGTGGATACCACTTCGGCCACGGCTTCGCGTTCGGTGCCAACTACCTCCAGAATACGGCGAAGGTGATGCGGAGGGCAGTGGTTGCCCACGCCCACGTCGCCGGGCAGATCGGTTCACCATCCATTGATGGCAGCCATGTGATTGGGGTTGGAACCCTGTGCAACCAGCCGGCAATGGGCTATGCCCGCCGTCGGTTCAACACGCTGGCCTGGTCGGCTGGCTGGTGTTATGGGGAGGTGTGCGATGATGATGCCCGCCTCCACCTCTTCGAGCAGCCCCGTTGGTCAACCGAATGGAGATTCCCAATTTGAACCCGAAAGCCATTTCAACAAAGGACCTCCTGCTGAGGATTCATAAGGAGATTAAGCAGTCCTCAACCGATGAGGTTCCAGAGGGTTGGCTGACCTCGAACGAGATCGCCCGTGAGATGGAAAAGGCAATCTCCACGACCTCCCACTTCCTTGCCGATGCGGTCCGCGCTGGCAAGATGGAGTCGCGCAGATTCCGCATTAGGACCCTTGGCAAGGTCGCCTCAATCCCCCACTACCGCCCAATCAGAAAGGGCTGACCAATGAACAACAAGGAAAGGCTTGCCATCGAGCGGTGGCTGGGTGGAGTGTCGGCCAATGGGCTTGCCCACCAACGACTTGCCGCAACCCACTTGCTGCGTCTGCTTGAGCGAGTGCCTGCCGCTGAGGGAGGACAGCCTGGAGTGCTCGACGGCCAACCCGTATCTGGACGAGACGACGGGGACATCAGCGAATCCCGAGGAGGTGGCTAGCTGGGTTTTCGATCCACCCGACTGCGACTAGCCCTCATCCTCGCCATCCCACTCATCCTGCTTCTCCAGCCGGGATTGTTCACGCTGCTTGTCCACCCACTCCAACGCGGACCCTAGCTGGGCAAAGTAGTTTCCAGAACCCACAGTGAATGACTCGGTATCCCCGTTATTCTCCCGGGTAGCAATGATGCGGACGGAGCCGAAGTGTTCCCCTAGCTTGGCGACCACAGCGGTCATCATCGCCATCAACTGGTTGCGCTCGTTGTCGTCTTGTTGTTCGGCAGTCATTTGAAAAATCCCCTCATGAAGTCCGGCATTGAGCTATTCGCCCCATGAATTGGCTCGGTCCCGTCCTCACGCCCTTGACGATAGGCGCTTTCAAGGAGCCGCTCCAGCGAATCCCAGTGGAGGGTGAGCTTCCTCCCCACCATGGACGGGTTGTTGCGCTCCACGGATTCGAGGTAGTCCTGGAAGGTTTTCATAGGCTGGATGCGCTGACAATCCCTGAAGCCTTGCCGGAAGCAATGGCCGCGATGGCCCGGTTCAACCTGTCGATGGAATCGTCATTCTTCAGGATCGTGTCGATTGCGCCGGCCTCATGGAGTTCCTCCACCCACCGTCGTTCCTGGTCCGTGTGAGGCTTGCCACCGGGTCGGACCACCTCGACCAGCACACCACCTCGGTCCCTCCATTCGCGGGCCTCCTGAGCCCGGCAGAGGCGACTATTGACACATTTGGATGGCAGGGTGGAGAAGAATAGCCGGTTCACCTCATCGTAGCGGTAAATCCCGTAGTCCTCCAGCAGGGCTCGAAGGTTCGGCTTCACCTCGTCGTCCTGCGTGAACGGGTCCACCCCGCACAGCTTCACCAAGCTCCACCCGTAGGCGATCTCGGAGATGCGGAGCTGGTTGCGGCCGGTGTCCAATAGCCAGTCCTTGAAGAACCGGAAGGTTGTCGGCCCAGCATCCCTCACCAACCCCTTGATGATGTCCCCGAAGGCCCGTCGCTCGTAGCCCAAGGATACGAGGTGGTCGGCAGCGGTGTCCTTCCCGGAGCGGGAGTAGCCGGTAAGGGCGATCAGCGGGATTTCTTTGGCTTCTGTTTTTCCCATAGCAGTTGGTTCAGTTTGCGGTAGACGGACAGCTTGAATCGTTCGGGACTTCCGTAGTCGCCAGTGGCAGCCCGGATGAGTTGGTCGTAGTCGTCGGGGTTGATGGGTTTGCCAGCGTCAACGGAGGCGATGGCTTCCGCAGCGGTCACAGGTTCGTGTGAGCCGCGATGGGATTGCACAGGGTTGAGGCTGCCCACGCGGAAGATGGGGCTGTGAGGGAGGCCCAAAAAAGTCGATGGCGAATCACGGTCCTCCACTGCTTGACCTGAAGCGGGGGCATCATCCCGTTCTTGTCAGGCTTACGGTTCCTCACCATCCACTCACTGCCCGCCTCGGCGAGGATGTCCAGATCGGCAGGCAGGAACTTCATGGACCCGTGGTTGACAACCTCCTCCAGCTCCACGGGGTTGATGGGGGTTTCGTGGGCGATGGTTTCTGGACGTGGAGTTCCAGCCCGGATGTGGGCGAGGAGGGATTCCACGGCCGCTATGGTTTCGGGGTTGAAGGTCATTTCCCAAGGGCCTTTCTGATTTGTCGCACCCGCTCCCGGCTCAGCTTGTATTTCTTGGCAAGGTCCACATCCCTCAGCGACCAGTCCCACCCCTCCCGCCTGTTGTTCTTGGATAGGCCGGGATGGGCACGATACATCAACGGGTTGGGTTGCCGGAGGGCCTTCCGCCATCTCCATACGGTGGTGGGGCTGCATCCCAGTTTGCGGGCAAGGACGGAATCCTGGAGCTTCCAGTCCACCTTGCTCATGTAGTTGCGACCGAACTTCATCGGCGGAAAAACTGCGTCCGATCCCAAGGAATGTCAAGTTGCCTATTGACAACTTCCGTCATCCGACCCAACCTCACGTCGTCAACAACGGTTCAATTCAAAATCACAATGACTACCACAAACCCATTCATCCCCGGCGCCGGTGCAAATTCAGGCCCCTCGGTCGAGCCCGGTGTCCACCCCGCAGTCTGTGTCGGACTGTTCGACATCGGCACCCACATCGACGAGAAGTTTGGCAAGACCAAGCGCAAATACGTCCTCCAGTTCGAGCTCCCCGACCAGCCCCCCGTCAAGCGGGACGGCCAGCCGGACGAGCCCCGCTGCCTGAGCAAGACGTTCACCGCCTCCATGCACCCGAAGGGTATGCTGCGTCCCTCCATTGAGAGCTGGTTCGGCAAGTCGTTCCCGTCCGACGAGGTGGCCAACGCCTTCGACGTGAGCAAGCTGGTGGGTCGTCCCTGTCAGGTTAACGTCCTCCATGAGGACAGCAATGGGAAGACCTACGCCAACATCACCGCGATCCTGCCCGCCCCTAAGGGCCAGCAGATTGTCGCCAAGACAGTCCCCACAACCTTCACCGTCGCCCAACTTGAATCCCCCGAGGACTTGAAGGTGGCCGAGCTGCCTGAGTGGCTGGAGAAGAAGGTTGTTGCGAGTGAGGAATACAAGAAGCTCGTCGCCGCAGGTTCCACGTCCCAGACCGAACCGGACGACTGGGCCTAGTCCACAATCCCGCTGACAGGCCGGGCAAGGACCTGTCTCTCAAGTTCAGCGCATTCGTCAACTGCCGCGCTGTTGCCGCCTTCTGGCGTTTGGACCGCCCGTGACAAGACGGGAGTGCGCTGAACTTGGGGCAAGTGCCCATCCAATTTGTCCTCCCCGTGTGGGGCGGATACCCTCAGGAAGCGGTGTTTCTGGACAGTTACTACGTGGAATGGGGGTTTTACTTTTGACTGACAAACTACAAATGGAAGACCAAATCAAAATCGGCGACCGGGTGGAGAAGTTCACCGGAGATTTCCAACTCACGGGCGAAGTCCGCTCCGTATTCACCACCAAGGCGGGGAAGACCCGGTATGTGGTGGAGCATGAGCCTGGATTCCTCCACATCTACGGGCCATCCAACATCCGCAAAATCAACTGACCTATGGAACAAGCAAACTCAGACTACGCCGTCTTCGACATCGAAACCTCCCCGCTCCCCGAGGATCAACTGGCCGCCTCCATGCCGGAGTTCAAGGCCGCCGCGAACCTCAAGGACCCCGAGAAGATCAAGGCATCCATCGAGGAGAAGAAGGAAGCCCGCATCCGCGACGCAGCCCTAAGTCCGCTGACGGGGTTCGTCATCGCAGCCGGCGTCCGTAAGCCTAATGGCGACCTGCTGCTGGCCCACGGGGATGACGAGAAGGACACGCTGCGGAAGATTGTCAGCCAGTTGAACGTGTATCTACAGCAGCAGATTGCGGTGGGTGGGTTCAACATCAAGGGCTTCGACCTCCCCTTCATCCGCTTCCGCTGTGCGGTCCACGGGATTCCCACCGGGCGATTCCTTGACCGGTTTCGTGGTCGCTCCTACTGGAACGACAACTTCGTTGACCTCATGGAGGAGGTGGTGATGGGGCGGGAACGCTCCGGGAATGGGCTGGATGCGGTCTGCAAGGCGCTGGGGATTCCTGGGAAGACCGGGAATGGGGCGCACTTCGCCCGTATTTACCGGGAAGCCCCGGAAAGTGCGCTGGATTATCTTCGGAATGATCTTCGGGCCACGGCAGGGGTGTATGAGAGGATCATGCTATGATGGCGGAATCGCCCACGGCGTCCGGTGCAACGCATGGTTCGGCTTCAGTGCTGGATATGTGCTGCGGCCCGCGCATGATGTGGTTCAACAAAGAAGACCCTCGGGCCGTGTTCTCTGACCGTCGCCGCGAACGCCACGCGATGAACCGCCCGAAGCGCGGGACGGTAGAATGGACGGAAACCGACCCGGACATCCTCGCGGACTTCACTGCCCTGCCGTTCGAGGATGAAACCTTCCTGCATGTCGTGTTCGACCCGCCGCACTTCGAGCGGTCGGGAAAAATCGGATTCCTCGCGATGAAATACGGGTGGCTCGATGGTGACTGGCGGAAGATGATTGCCGCCGGATTCGCGGAGGGCTTCCGCGTGCTCAAGCCGGGCGGCACGCTCATCTTTAAGTGGACGGCCACGGAAAACCCCGTCTCGGAAATCTTGAAGCTCACACCGATGTTGCCGCTCTATGGTCACAAGTCTGGCAAGCAGGCGCAGACGCATTGGATCGCGTTCTTGAAGCCGAACGAGAAAGGTCAGCGATGACGCCACCCAAGATTCCTGATTGCAAACCAGATGCGCCCGGCGTCATTCGCTGCACCGCCCTGGTTAGGTGTCGGGACTGCAAGCACTGGAAAACGCCAAACCCTGAATGGGGCGAAATGTATGACCGAAACCAAGAACCAGACAAGGGATGGTGGGATGGCGTCTGTGTGCGGCTGCGACACGGCATCACGATCACCGCTTCCGGCGGATGGGAAGGCGCAACCGTGGATAGCGTCGAGACGGATGGAAACTTTGCGTGCATCTACGGCGAGACACCTAACGACAAGCTGAGGCACAGCGCCCCGGCGGAAGACTCCGACAACACCAAAAATATATGAACAACCAAGACCAAACGAAAACAGAAGGCGGGGGCGCTGTTGCCTCCAGCGACTTGTTAGCTGCCGGTGAACCGTATGAAAATGAGGAAGGCAGACTAATCGAAATCCTGACCGGAAGTGCGGCTCTCGCCAAGGCGTGCCAAGACCCTTTCGACTACGCCATGAAGCTTCGCACAGGGGAAGTGATAGACTTCTCATTTGCGAAAGTGCTGAACAAGGAATGGGTGCATCTCGACATCAAGCCGATGGACGAACAGCCAGAGGCCAACCGAATCGCCTATCCCGCCGAGCGTGGCGTGGACGTGCGACTGTCTGACATCGTGTGGGTGATGGACGCACCGCAAGGCAGCTAACGCCGAAGTGAGCCACGGCTACGCCGAGAAAAAACTATGAATACCACTGAAACCGCCGACGGCGTAGCCGTTGGATCCACTGACAGGTTCGGGCTTGGCTGGCGCTGGGCTGCGGACGAACAAAGCATCCTGCTGCTCTTCGAGGTCTTTGGCCTCGGAGAAGATGAGCAGGGCAATCCTTGTGAGGCTGGCGTGAAACTGAAAATTGGCCCGTGCGGAAAAGTGCCGACTGACGAGCAATGCGCCGACACGGTGGCAAAGCTCGTGGCGAGCGGACTGCCGGGATGCGAAGGCATGAAGGCGACGCCGATAACGTGGGAAAAATACTGTGCGGACTACGCGGATGAATAGCCCGAACAGTTGAGTGAGCCACAAAATTGCGGCGATATTGGCTACCAGACCACCACCAACCACAAATGACCCTCCTCTCCATCCTGAACGAGTTCCCCCCTCCCGTAGTCCGCATGAGCGCCCGGAGCGGGAGGGGGAAGCCCATGACCCTGAAGGAGATCGCGAATAAGTCTGGACTTCCAGTTGGGGTTGTTTCTTGGATTTCCCAGCAACCGGAATGGGCGGACGAGCCAATTTGGGTTGTGGACGACTTCCTGCGGGGTTGTGGCTACGAGTTCTCGGACCTATCCAAGCTCCGCAAATACATCAGGAGAACGAGCAAGTCGAAGGACCGCCCGTTCTCCCATCTATCCAGCAAGAAGCTGACTAAGAGGCAGCTCGCCGCAATCGCAAGGAACGCCGAGCGGGCCGCTTCCTGCCAAGGCGGACCTTCCGCGACTTGCTCCTACCCAACCTGATCTTCTTGGGCTTGCGGAACAGCGACCGGGACTTCCCGACTGCCCGGCGCTGGCTGGGGTTGAGCCGGCGGAGGATAGTAGCTTCCTCCTCCTCGGTGGGATTCCGGCCAAGGACAGATCGCAGCGGGTCCCGCCCACTCACCGAGGAATCAAACCGCTTGGCCGCCTCCTTGGGCGTCTTCCCCTGACCCACGTAGTGGGCAATCGCCTTCTCCCTGGCCGTATTGAAGGCCCCGGTGTCCCCCTCGTAGAGGGCTGCGATGGCGTTCCGGGTGATGGGGGTGATGGGAGTTTCCCGGGAACCAATTCCACTTCCGGACGGCCTGACCTCCATCCCCGCAGCCGCCATCCGGACAGCCCGCTTGGCAGCCCGGGCTTCGGTATCCCCTTCCATTACCCGGTTCAGGACCAGTCCGGCGGGCCAGAAGTTCTTCCGGGCAAAGTCCACCAGCGGATACTTGAGGTCGCCCGTCTGGTAGATGCGTTGGCCCGTCTGGACCATGGAGGCGAGGAACTGGGCTGGGGGGTTGTTGTCCAGCACGTTGTTGTCCAGCGGGCTGGAGATACCAGACCCGCCCATCATCTCGGCGATGACCTGACCACCAATCGGGAATACCGGGGCGGTTGATGCCGCCATGTAGCGCATGGCCATCTCAGGGCTGTCCACAGCCTGGAGGATATTGGGGGTCGTGGCGGGATCGCCTGTGACCCAGCGCCAGATGTCCTTCGGAATCTTTACCATGGCGCCAAGGAGCAATGTGGCCAAGACCAGCATCGCGACTCCCCATGCAGCCGTTACCTCCTTCTTCCATCCGCCGCCGCGCTTCTTGAAGAACTGGTTGGCGTCCGTCCCCATGCGGTGGAAAGTCCAGCTCAGGAAGGTGTGGAGGATATTCTTGAACGTGCCCTTGATGCCCGGCCCACCCTTCATCACGTCGGGGGAGGTTGAGGAAGCGCGGACGTTGTATTTCCGGCCAGCATCATACTGGACGGACTGAAGCTCGCCATCGCTCAGGGAGGACTTCTTCGTGGTCATCTTCTTGTCCCCGTTGTCAGACAGCAGCCGGATTGCCATCGACTCCAGCGATCCAGCCGCACTCATGAAGTCGCGGATGGAGGCTATGTTCTCGTCACTGATTCCAAGATCGCTGCCGCGGATGACTGACTTGCGGGCATTCTCGATCTTCTCTTCAACGGTTGCTCCGGGCTGGTTACGAGCCCAGTTCCACAGATGGGGGGACAGCCACAGCTCGAACTCCTTGGCATCCTCGGCCAGCACCCGGTTGATAACCTTGTCGAAGTATCCGGGAGCCCGGTCCCGCACCCATTCAGCCACAGCCACCCCGTAGATGGCCTTGCTATACAGCCAGCTCATGGCCCGCTCGAACTTGGAGGATTCCATGGTGGTGGACTGGCCGAACGACAGGGGGTTGGCCCGGATGGCGGCAACCTTGTCCTTGATGGACTCGAATTCCTCGAACTGGCCGGTCTGCTCCATCATGTCCCGCTCCGCCATCATGGTTCTCAGGAAGTCGCTAACGGTTGAGATCAGCACCATCTTCCGCTTCTTGGTGAGCTTGTTGCGGATTGATGCAGGGAGCCTTGCCACCATGTCGCTGGCCATGAACTTGAAGGCGTTCTTCACCGCCTTGGTGGTCTTGCCAACCTTCAGGAAGAACCTCTCGCTCTGGGACCAGGTTCGCCATGGGTCAGCAACCACCGCGGTCATGTTGTTCAGGATGGACGATACGCTGGACAGCAGCACGGAGATTTGGAGCCTAGCCAGCGAACCAATCGTCCTTGCCTTGAGCTGGTCCACCGCTGCCTCATTGGCCACCTGAAGGACCGACTTCAGCTCGGACTGGAGGGCTTCGAGCGTGTCGAAGGAACGCTGGAGTCCCTTCCGGGTGGCAAACTCCCCGCCGTCCCGGTATTTGGCCTTGGACTTCTTGTCGTATTCAGCCTCGGCTGCGTCGTAGCCAACCACATCCCCGTTCGCCTTCCGCTTCTTGGCGTTCTCCTCGATCTCCCGATTGGCCTCATCAAGGTTCCGGCGGACCGCTTCCTTGAAGGTCCCCATCGTCTCGTAGACCTTCATCAGCAGGATGCGCTTGCCTTGCGCCACAAACACCGCCCGCTCCATGTCGTCGTGGAGGCCGTAGTCATAGAACCACGTCGGGGCCACCATCTTTCCACGGGCTAGGGCGAGTGCCCCGTTGGCCGCCTTGACGCCGATGAGGACATCGGGAAGGTCGGAGTTTCCGAGGGTGGACTGGTGCCATTCCCCGATGGCCTTGCCAATTGCATTCACGTCCAAATCAATCGCTCCAAGCAAGGCTTCCTTGGCCGTGATGGGGTCGATGGTCGCATTGCCTTCCGCGTCCGACGTGAGCTGGGAGATGGCTTCGCCGATACCTTCGACGGTCTTGGGTCCACGGCCAGCCTTGATGGCGCTACGGAGCCGCGCATAAGCCGGGCGGATGGAAGCGGGCGCCTTGCTGGAGTATTCTTGGTTCGTCTCCGTCAGGTGGGAATACACCGGCCCCTCGATCTCCCGGTCGGCCAGCTTCTCGCGCTCAGTCCAGACCATTGGCACCGGTTCATCCCCGGTCGACTGAGCCTGATTAAGCCGGAAGGCTTCGAGGTCCTTCTCGGATGCGGTGGCCCAGTCTTCCTTGAACTGCCGGCCCCATTGGGAGAACTGGCGGCGGGTCTTCAGCCCGTAATCCTCGGCCGCACGGGTGAACAGGACGGCGGAATCCCCGCTGCCAAACTTCTCCTCGGGATTCACCACCTCGCTCAGGTCAGCCGTCATGGACGAGAAGTCGCCCACTACCCCGGTGGAGAACTTCTTCTGAATCTCGGCGGACTTGAGGTCCTCCTTTGTCACCACCATCCCGCCCACATAGTCACCTTCCTTTAGGCGGTCCTGCGACGGGTTCTGGAAGGAGCCAATTACGGAGGAGATATGGGCCGACCACTGGGCAATCCCTTCCCGGCTGTCCGGGTTCAGCCCGTGGGATTCGATGGCCTTACGTCGGGCCACTGCGTTCTCAACCCGGGTCGCCTTGAGGACGTTGCCGGCCTTCTTCTCGAAGAGGTCGGATGCCCGGTTGGCCTTCTCCCATTCCATCCCACCCCGCCCACCAATCGCACGGGCAGCATTCATTCGGGTGGTGTAGAGGGCGCCCCCGAACGCACTCAGGATTCCCGCCTTACCGGAGAAGATTCGTCCGCCCTTCAGGACGGTCAGCAGCATCGTGTCCGACAACTGCTGCTCGATGAGGTAGCGGTTGGTCGCCACAAACTGGGCAAGGTAGGCTCCCAGTTGGGTGTAGGACGACCTAGCCAACGGGTCCGTCAGGTAGAACGGGGAGGACTCGTCGTTCAGGGCCTGCGTGATTTCTTGGGACAACCGGTCGATGGCCTCCACATTCTTGGCCTCGATGGCGAAGTCAGGTCGGTAGTCGATCTCGTAGATGGTGCCGGACTTCTCCTTCCCCTTCTTCCCCCACGTCTCAATTGTGGAGTTGCGACGGAGAGCCGCGAGGTCCTTGTCCTTGGCCACCCGGTTTCCGGCCGCCACGTAGGCAGAGGGACCATAGACCTCCACCACCCCGGTCGGCCGCCCATCACTCTTCACCTCGCTCATCAACCCGCTGAGGCTGCCCCGGCCGCGCAGGAAGGCGTCATTGGTCTTCTCCAGATACTCAGGTGAGGCCATCAGCCCACTCAGGGCTTCCTTGGCCGCCAGCAGCCCGTCAAGGCGCGTAGAGGCGTCGGTGGCTTTCTTGGATGCCAGCTTGAACCGACGGAACCCAGCCTCGTATTCGCTGCGGAGCTTGGCGTAGTTGTTGATGGTGGCCTTCTTGTTCTTGCCGATCAGCTTGGCAATCTCCCCCACCTCCCGCACCGCATCCACACTGTCCAGCGTGAAGGCCCGGACTTGCTCGATGCGCTTGGTGAGGTCGGCCTGACGGGACAGGGCCTCCCGGAAAGCCTTCACCACATCCGCCGCGCTGTCCCCTAGGATTGGGTTCTTGCTCTGACGCTCATCGAACCAAGCGAGGGCAGCCTCGTTGTTGACGAACCCTTCCACCGGCATCTCCCGCGCCATCGTCTGGATGGCAATGGTCAGGGCCGACAGCTTGTTGCGCTTGATGCCAAAGATTGCCTTGGCTTGGTCCTCTGCCTGTTGACGGCTGAGTGTGGCCGACGAGGTGCCAATCTTCTTGCGCTCAACCACAATCGTCCGCATCAGGCCGTCCAGTAGGTCCAGCGCCTGAGTCTCAGCCGCCTCAGCAGACAGCCGCTCCTTGCTCGCATCCTCAAGGTCCGCGGCAGCCTCCACCAGCTTGGCGGATTCCCGCTCAATCGCCCGGTCAATGGACCCCATCTGCTGGCCCAGTTGAAGGTGGGCGCCCATCACCACATTCCCCACCACGGACCGCCAGCCCGTAGGGAGGTCGCTCAGGTTCGTGAACGCAGGGATTGGGTCCTGATGGGATTGCGCCCACTCCACCACCGCAGCCCCGGACGCAGCCATATTGTCCGCTGCCTTCAGGAAGGTGTAGGTGGTGGCGTCCGCGGTGCCCGGTTCCGCTACGCTCAGCCGGTTCATCAGGTCGCTGAACGCCGGGTTGATCAGGGAGGCGGCTGCCTGTCCCATCATCGCCACAGCCTGTGGGTCGCCTGAGGTTTCCAGGGTTGCCTTGGTCGCCTTGGCGGAGCTGACCATGGCGATGGTGTTGGCCACGGAGTAGCGCAATTCTCCTTCCTGATTATACGGCCGGCTCAGCGACCGCAGCGCCTCCTCCATCAGCTTCTCGAAATCCTTGGGCTTCGTGGTGAACCCAAATACCCGCCCCATCGCCTCCCACACCGCATCAAGGAACTTCTTCCAAGCCGTCCGCAGGGGCGTATTCGCAGCCTGCGTAGCCGCGGAGTTGATGGCCGCCTCCATCGTGGCCTCAAGGGGGCTATACCCACGGGCCAGCTCAGCTTGGATGGCGTTACGGGGAAGGGTCTGGAGGACCTCCTGCCAAGCCCGCTGGACTCCCTGATCTTCCCAGACCGGATGGAGGGCCTCATGCCACAGCTTCTCGATCAGCTCCTGCTCCGAGGAAATCTGGGCCGCGTTGACGGTGATTACCGGGGGTTGCCCGGGGATTGTCCTCACCATCGCCGCGACCGGCCGCCCGTCGGGGGTCATCAGCTCGGGATCATCCACCACCTCGATGAGGGCTCCCTCCACCCCATTCTCCTGCTTCCACCGGGCGACCGCTTGCTGGGCACGGGCAAGGCCGATGGGCTCGCGGATGAGGGAGGAGAGGGAGAACAGCGGCAGGCCAGTCTTCGCCGCAGCCTTCATGGCTTCGGGGATTGCCAGGGAGTGGACGTTGGCCTTAAAGTCAGAAGTCTTCTTGTCCGCAATGGAGTCAGCTTCACCCTTTGAGAATAACTGACCATCCTGCGGTCTTCGCGCGAAGGTGTTTTGGTTCCTGTCTGCGAGATAATCGCCGGAAGCGATGTCCTGCAAAACATACGCCTGCACGCCGTTCAACAGGATTGGCTTCCCTGTTCCATCGCGGGCGGCTCGTGGCGAGAATTGATATTTAGCAGCCGTCGCAATCTCCCCCATCCCAACCCTCACCCCAAACTTCTTGGCGAGATCATTCGCGATGGAGGGGAGGGTCTGGTCGTAGAGGCGCCTGAGGCCATCTCCACCAATCAGGTCCACTCCCTCCAGAATCTTCCAGCTACGGTAGCCGCCGTCCTTTTCCTGCTGCCGGCCTTCCCCGGACTCAATCTTCTTGGCGAGGTCCTTCCCGACCAGCTCCTCAACCTGATCCAGCGACAGGTCTTCCTTGTAAACCCCCGGGCTCCCGTCGGGCTGAGGGGCGTTGATGTTGTAGGTCCCGTCGTCGTTCTTCTCCCACGCGACGTGGAGAACCTGCTTGCTCAAATCATACCGGTCAGCCTGCTGCTGCCCAGTCGTCCAAGCAATCGCGTCCGCACCGCTGTCCACGGCATCCCGGATGGCCCGCTTCATTCCGATCTCGTAGATGCGCTTGCGAAGCTCTGGCGGCATCTTCTCTTGGTTGGCCTTCTGAGGCCCCTGAATCTCCTCGATGAAGTAGGTCTTCTTCCCGTTCGCGTCCGTGCGGATGTTGCGGCGGATGCGGACGATGGGGTTCGCGATGGAAGCGTATTGCGAATGGCCGTCCCGCCAATTTAGACGATGCTTGAGCGCGTGCTCCGCGTAGATTTTGTCCGTGTATTTCTCCAGCAATGTTTTTCCACTAAAAACACCCCACTTGTTGTCGGGCGTTAAATCCACCCGCAGGCTTTTCCCGGTGTAAGGCCACGTCACAAACATCTCCCGGTAGCTCCCCTCGTCCGCGCCGGGGAGTTGGTAGGAGGAGAAGCTGGTCTCCCTGGACTGATCAGCAATCCGGTTCAACTCATCACCACGCCGGGCCGCTTCATTGAGTGAAGAAAACCTCTCCTCGCGTCCATTTTGTGAAACAACCCACTCCCCTGTTTTTCGGTCTTGATATGTGCCGGATAGGTTTTTCCCACGGGGCTCACCCAACACCACATCCTCCACCTTTGCCTGCCGCTCCAGCGCGTAGCCAATCAGCTCGGATTTGGTCACCTTATCCCCGGGCTGCTTCCCGTAGAGAGGGCTCAGCGGGTCGGTGAAAATACCGCTCATCGCAACCTCGTCCTTCTTGGCCCCCTTCTCAATGGCGCTGCGAGCCTGCCCCACCGTCATCGTCTCCTGCCCCATCCCCTGAATTGTGCGGGTGAGCTGGGAGTAGAACGGGCCTTGCTCGGTCAACTGGATTCCACCTGCAACCGAATACCTCACATTCTCCAGCCGGGCCAGCATCGGCCGCACCCGCTCAAGGACACCCAGCTCCTCGTCGTCCAGATTGGCCTCCATCTCCGGGTCAACGTATGCACCCATGATTCTTGCCATCTGGGCCTCGTTTAGTCCGAATTGTCGGCGAACATTCGCAACTACCAACACAATGTCCTGGTCGGCCTTCCTGATGGCAGGAGGCGCCTTCAGGGGTTGCTTGGGCATCACCCGTTCACTGAGGGACTCAAAGTCCCCGCGAACCTCCTCCCCATCTTCCTCGGAAGTTTCACCCGACTGGGTGCGCTTGCGGTCTTTCTCAGCCACGCTCTTGCCGATGTCCATGGCGACGGACTTGGCGATGACGGGAGGGGAGAACTGGAACTCCCCACCAGCCAGCCACTTGGCGGCCGACTGGTAGAGCTTGGTCTTGAAGTTCCCGACGGCCTGCTCCTGCCCTTCGGGAGTCAGGGCTCCGAAGCCCGCCGAGGAGCGGACGTATTGCTCCGCGTTCACCTCGATGTCGTCAATCCGCTTGGCTACCTCATCCCCGGCAGCCAGCCGCTCATCAATCTGCGGGCGGAGCCGGTTGTATTCGGCGATGGAGATGAACAGCGCATCCCCGTAGCGACGAACCCCGAAAGCCGGGGTCTCCTCGGATGAGGAAACCCCGACCCCCTCGGTAGCGACTCCTTGGGCCGCCGCAGGTTCGCTGCGGGAAATGGGTTGGTAAACGTAGAGTTCACCTTGGCGAACGTAGCCTTTGGGGGGCTTTATTCCATAGGCGTCAACAGCTTCGGCTTGAACCGGCTCATTGCCCCTGAATGCAATCCGTGACCGCCTGTCCAAGATGGCGTATCCTCGGTCGGTTTGAACGCCGGTGACATCAGCCATTGGCTTGACCTCAATCAGTGAGCCACCGCGCTTCATTGCCTTACGCCGCTCCGGAGTCATCAACTTTTCCGGAACGAACGTGATTCCATCACCACGATGCTCGGCGCCCTTCAGCTTTGCCACCTTCATGGCGGCAAGCTCCTCATCACTCATCTGCCTTGGCTTCGATTCCGTGCGGGAAATGGGCGCCTCGCCTCCCGTGGGGAGCACCGGCATTTCAGTGCCCGTTTGCACATTGGAGCCGGTGATGGTTTGCGAGGGCTTTCTACTCATCCCGATTGAACGGGAAGTCTTGGCCCGCATCCGCACCCCACGACGGACGGGGGCGGATTGGGTTACGGGAGCTTCTGGTGCTGCCTGAACAGGAGCCTGCGGGGCAGACGCCTGCGCCTCATAGAACTGGAGGAACGGGGTCAGGTCCGCCACTGCGGGAGGCCCACCCACCGGCTGGCCAGTCCCCAGTTGGGCCGCGCTCATCGGGGAGGGTTGGCGGAGAACGTCCATCTGGCGAGCCTCGCGGAGGCGAGCCATCAAGTCGCCTTGGGGTTGGATGGATTGTGGCTGCTCAGGCTGGACAGCCGCACCGCCGGCAGGGAACTGGGCTTGCCGGGATTGTTCCAGTTGGGAAAGACCAGCCGCCATCTGCGGAGCCGGACGGCGGGTATCGCGGGCAACCCCAATCGCCTCAGCCGTCAGCTCATTGTAGGCCGTCTGGTCGTTGTAGAACTTGGCCAGCCGTTCCCGCAAATCCATCAACCGCCCAACCTCCGCGTCACTCACCTTGCCGATGGAGTTGTTGATTCGGGTGTCCAGCATCTGGACCACCTGCGGGGCTGCCCCAAGCAGGGAATCCCGGCGGTTGGTGTCCCGGTTCGGGAACCGCTCAATCGCGTTCAGCTCGGATTCCGCCAAGTCCTGAAGCTGCTGGAGCTGCGGGTTGATTGGGGGAAGAGTAGACCGCTGCAACCGTCCGCCCATGATGGCCTCATCAATCGGGGAGGTGGTCATTGCCGTCCGGGGCGTAGTGCCGAGGGAGGCAAGCTGCGGGGCTTGGGCGTAGCGGGGAGGGATAGCCACTTGGGGCTCGTCCGAAGCGAACTTGCCAGTATCCTGCGGGAGAGTCAGGCCAGCCTCAAGGGCAGCCCGGCGATCCTCAGCACTGGGGACGGCAGCTTGGCGGGTCCGGCCAATGAACTGGTCGATGGGGGTGCGACCATCCGGGGGCGCAAAGTCTCCAAGCCCTGAGTCGGTTTCGCTTCTGAGCAATCCCCGGGCAGTCCGCGGAGACGTTACCATCTGAAACTGCGGCGGGGCGTTCTGGGCGGACAGGTTGAGCTGGTTCCGGTAAGGATCACCCGTCTGTTGCACAAGCTCCACACCACCTCCGGTCAGTTGGGATTGCTGGATTCCTTGGTTGAACGCTTCCAGCTCAGCTTGGAGCTGCTGCTCGGAACGGCCAGCCAATCCAAGTTCCCGGCGCCCCATTACATCCCGCTGCCGCTGAATCTTTGCCCCGGCGAGGGTGGGGATTGACAGGCCCGCACCACCTAACCCACCCCCAACCGCTTCCATGGCGAGGGTTTGCGGGTCCCACACAGCCTCATCTGGATTCGCGCCCGTCACATACTTGGACGACAATCGGTTCAGGATGCCCTCAGTGGGCTCTTGGATGGCTTCCTGAAGGGCAACCTTCCCCGCAGTGGGGGTGAGGGCCTGACGGGCAAATTGGCGGGCCGTCATCTTCCCCGCATCCTTCAGGAATGGGGCAAGGCCCAGCAGCTTCTCGCTGACGGCGCCAGTAGCAGCCTCTACGAGTCCTTGGGCTTGGACCTGGGCCGGTGTTGCTCCAGACTCACGGGCCTGCTCCATACCACCCTCCAATGCGCTCAGGGCGTAGGCTGGGATTCTGGCAGGACCAGTCGCCAGCATTTGCGCCACCGACCCAACAACCTGACCGGGAAGATTTGCCCAAGGATATTTCGGGTTTACCGGGTAAGTCGCCTCAGCTTGGGCCTGAAGCTCTCTGGCCTGCTGGCGAACCTGATTTGCCTGAATGTCCTGCTCAACTTCGGCTGGAGTTCTTGGTAGCTTGCCCGGCTCCGGAAGCGAAAATCCACCCTCGGGTGCACCAAGGCCCTCCTTCAGCATCTCGAATCCGGAAGCTGCGCCACCGAGAATCTTTGTGCCAGCAGCGGAAAGGCTTTGGCCGAGCGATGCTGTTCCGCTCAGCAGGGGGCCGGCAGTTGATCCACCCGATTCCTCGGTGAAGGTTTGGCGGGATTGGTCAGCCACCTCCCGCGCCATTACCCGGCGGCGTTCCTCCGAGCCTTTGGGGCCGGCAATGGCCACCTTGAAGGCGTCGTGGTTCTGGAATAGCTTGGAAACCTCCGCCTCCGTTGGCGGGGAATCCGATTCTACCAGAAGTTCGCGGCCCGTCTCGTTGTCAACCAGTTGATATTGCGGCATAGCCTTCTGGTCGAAGGATTGCCGCTTTCAACTTGGGGAATCAACAACTAGTTGACAGCGTTTATGCTGAATCGACCAGAGCGAACCCGGTTGATCCTTCCGCCTGATGCGCCGTTGGTCAAGGACCCCTGCATCAGTCGCAGGGCATTGGCCAGCACGTCCTCTTGGGTCAAGGCTGGTGCGTTGGTGGATTGCAGCGGGGTTGTCAGGGCCGGGTTGCCGCCGAATGTAATGGGCCGTCGTTGATTCAGTTGAACGGCGTTGGTCCCGCTAGGCACAAGCATCTTCCCAATTTCCGGGTTGGATTGGGAAAGCTGGTTGATAGCCTGCTGGATGTAGAATCCGGTCGGAGCCTTCTTGGCCACCTGTTCCTTGGCGCCTGTCTTGGATGTGAGCCATTCGTTCGCCAATGCCTCCTCATCCTGAGCCTGAAACTGGCCGGCAAGAGATTGAACTGCCGCAATGGCCCGCTGGGCGGCTGCGTTCTCGGATTCAACCTCGGCGTTGTTCAGGAGGATGTCCGCCTGATCTTGCGAGCGCAGCGGATTCCGTCCCGCATTCACCTTGGCAATCTCCAAGGCGTTCACCATCTGCTCCTTGCTGAGTCCGGCTTGGATGCGGAACTGCTCGGCTTGCTGGTTGAGCCTGTCGCGATTGAGGGACAGCTCGTTGATGCCCTTGAGGATGTCGTTCTCGGCATTCCTTCGGCCAATCTCATTCTGTCCCCGCGCCACTTCCCCGTAGGTATCCGTCTGATACCGCTGGGCGCCCACCCGCTCCCGGTTCTGGCGCTCCTGGGAATCGGTCTGCTTGTTCTGCTGGGAGGCTTGGAGCAACTGGGCCAGCTCCTGGAGCCGCAGGGCTTCCTGCTGCATGGGGAGCTGGTCGTCCGCCATGCGCTGCTGGGCCATCACCGGGTTGTTGAAGTAGACTGCCATAAGATTTAGCGGTTAGCCTCCGAAGTAGCCGGAGTAGCCAGGTTGCTGCTGCTGCCCGTAGGCCGGTGTGCTGTATCCGAAACTGGGCTGCTGATACTGCTGGGGCTGGTAGACGGGCGTGTAGGAGGGGATGTAGCCGCCTTGCTGTTGGCCGCCACCACCCTTACCCTTGTTGAGCATTCCGAAGATTTGGCTGAATCCACCACCACCCTCACCACCACCCCCACCCATCCCACCCATCCCGCCCAAACCTCCGGTGAAATACATGGAGGCTGCGGACTTGGCGAGGTCCATGATCTGGCCAGCCTGTTCATTCCCATACTTCCCGAGCTTCCGGGCGAAGTTGTCCTTGGACTCGATGCCGAAGATGTTGGCGACGTTCGCAGCCCCGATCTTCCCGAGGAGGTCTGCCTGCGTGTTCGAGGCTTGACCCCTCGCATCCATCGGCAGGAAGGAAAGACCCACCCCACGCAGCGGCAGGTTGCCCCGCTGGGAGATGGCGTCCATGGCCGTCCGGGCGTTCTGGGCACCCACGTTGGAGAGAGCGGTGACGGCGGGCGTGACAGACCCCATTGCCTGACTGAAAAGAGGAACTGCCGACTGGGAGAACCGGTTGGCGGACAGGATGTTCTCGTAGCGGCTACGGGCATTCCCGCGTCCTCCCCGGCCCGACCGGCTGAGGTTCAGCTTGTCCAGCGCACTCAGCCCACCCGCGTTCAGCTTGGCCAGCGAGGAGTCAGCCATCCCTTGGTAGCGGGAGGCTAGCACATCGAACAGGTCCTGCGGGTTAATCGAGGATTGCTGGGCGATGCGGCCCAACGTGGATACGTCCTCGGGGGTGATCTGCTTGTAGAGGGCTTGGGCACCTGCCACCTCTCCCTCGATGTTGCCGATGTCCCGGTTGTAGCCAGCCCGGTCCACGGCCATCTGGGAGATGGAGTCTTCCGTGGCCTGCTTCAGCGGCTTGGAGTAATAGAGGGGCTCATATTCGGTCTTTCCACCGAACATATCGATTGCGCTAAAAAGCGGGTCCTTGAATGCCATAGATTATTCCCCCTTCAGATTCACCAAGATAGCCCGCAGCCGAGCCCCGTTCCGTTCGTCCCTTCCCCGCACCTGCTTCACCCATAGCTCCAGATCGGGCAGCCGGTTACGCAGGGCGATTGGCAGTTCGGGTAGGGGCTCCAAGGAAAACTCCTCAGCCGCCTCTGGTTTGGCCACCGTCCGCCTCAGATTCAGATTGGTTGCCATGGAATGCAATAACTTTATCGCTAACGACTACCAGCACTTGCTGATGCCCTGCCCCTTCATGGTCAGGCTGTTGATACAAAAAGAATTCCCGGAGCCGGTGGTCCACAACCGGAAGGCCACATGGACCCCGGAGGACCAGAAGGCGAACCGTGGAATCTCCATCGGCCTTGTCCCCGCCGTCGAATCTACATCAAGGCAGTCGAGATCAACCGGGTCCGATGTTTCCCAGTCCAAACACTTCGGCTGGGAGCCTGTCCCGATGGCGCAGTTGAGCTGGCCGGCGGTGGTCTGGTCCTCGGCAGTGAACTCCACGGCAATGGCTTGCACCATCTTCTCCGTATTCGTGCGGAAGTTGGTGGCATCCGACTGCATCAAGGAGGCGTAGCCCCCCTGCTCGTAGGTGGCAGTCCCGACAGCCGGGAAGGAAACCTCATCAACCGAGGTGATTTGCTCCCGGGAATATGTCTGGTCCGTGAACTCCTTGATGCCCTTGTCGCTGGCACTCACCAGCAACCACCGCTCCCCGGCATCACAGGACTCGCACAGATCAGCCACCGTAAGGTTGCAGAACTGGCCGAAGAAGGAACTCCCGCTCACCCCGTCAGAAGCGGACTCGTTAGCGTTAAAGAGGCCGTCAAAGTTCCCTTCAACAAACTCAATCGGGCAAGGCACCCCCTCCTTGGCTTCCCGGATGGTTTCGGGGTCACACAGCCCATTAGTCCCCAACCAATCCCGCAGCGATGGGGATGTGTCGGGACGATGGGTAGTGGCGGCGGTGATCCCGTGGTCGATGATGGTGGCCTTCTGGGTTGAAGCCCAGAGCACCAGCGTCAGGTTCGGGCACGTAGAAGAAGCTGAAGGCCAGGAGAACCAGATGGACTGGTCAATCGGGTTCCACCAGCCCGAAGCCAGCGAACACAGGCTCTTGTTGATGGGGCCGTAGTTGCCAAGGATTCCCGTTGGTAGGTCAGCCAGATACTCCGAGGAGATGCCCTTGTAGATGGCAGCCCCGGCCAGCCTCATCCATTCCACCCGCTGCGGGGAGCGGTCGTATTCGCTCATCCCCCAGATGTCATCGTCCCCCAGCCACACATGGGCTGTCCCGGTATCCACAATCGCATGGGGAAACTTGGGGATCGAGGTGCCCCGGTAGATTTCCTGGATGTTGTGGACCAGTGTGGCGTCGCTGGATGGGGTCAAGTCGTAGATGGCCTTGTCCGTGTAGATACGGAGCCTCCCGCCGATGGGCTTCATGGAGCGTATCTGCTCGCCAAGGCCAAAATCATGGAACCCGCTCAGGGAATCCTCCGAGGGAATCCAAGAGTAGGGGTCGTTGTAGTCGCTCCAGTAGAGCCGGCTGGACCGGATGGCTCCGGAATCCATCACGTTCCCCACAAACACGAACCCGTTCCAGACGGCAATCGTCTGGGCATAGGAAATACCAATCGCCTGAAGCTCGGTGATGAAGTCGGCCGACCAGTAGTAGCAGCCAGTGGCTGTCTCCCCGATCTCCCAAGCCATCACCGGGTCAATCCCGTTGGTGAACAGGACGGTGTTCCCAAGCTGGGCCAGCGTGGTCCGCCGGTCCGCACAGTTGCAGTCTCCCGACAGGGGTATCC